TTAAAATATGTTTTAATAAAACCAACTTGAACACATGGAGATTAAAAATGAAAAATTAAGTTTTCAAATATACTTTAAAATTAAACGACGAACTTGTTGGGTACTTTGTGAGCATCGACTCTGCAAGTGAGTATATTAAATGCATCGAAGAAGAAGTCGATTTTGGCAATGTTGATGGCAGTGATATCGAGCGCTGGGAAATTGAGCGTTGGGAGGCCGAGTTGCCAAGCGGTGAGTGGTATGAATTTGGTTTAGTTAATAACGTGGTACTTGGCGCCGTGCCTCAAAGCGAGCATTGTAGCATCGACCTTGGCTTCATACTTGCTGGGCGCCAAGAGGGTAAGGACTTTGATTCTGAGAATGTACTACTGTAATAGTACAGAGTTGCTAAGAAACCCAGCGCCAGGCACTACCCGAAAAATCTCTAATAAAATCAAGCGCCTAGCCCGCCTAGTGCCAGGCGCCATGCAAAAGTGCAAAATTTTACATCACCCCACAGGAGGGCAATATGACTGTATTATCAGAATTAATCTCAGCATGGAATCAATTCGCAACAGAAAACGAGTCATTCGAGGAGGTTGTCAGACAGATTTATGGTGACAATTTGACACCCGCAAAAGCGGTCGAGTTAGTCAAACAATGTACAAAATGGCTCATATATTCCAGGTTACCGTTGGTGGTGGATTCAGTCAGATGGAAACCTTGGTGGATGTTTTACCACCCGCATCTTACCGATTGACTTTACAGAACTCAACAAATGGCGTATCGAAAACGGTATTGATATGCCGTGGACAGAAGACGTGGAATTAGAATAATAGTGTACCCGTCGCATTGGGTGGCGGGGAGAATGTAAACAATGTGAGGATTATTATTATGGAAATTGTAACTTTAGAATATGTTGCCAAATATGGTGACAAAAAAGAATGCGTTGTCTTATACTTTAAAGACAAAGAGTCAGCCGAGAAGTACAAGAAAGAGAATCTTGAAGACGACCCGAATATCACGTTTGAGGACGACGCAATTGGGTATCAGTACTATAATGCAGGTGAATGGTATAGTGAAATAAACGATATGATTATCAACCAGGCATGGAATAGATTGAATCCTCCCGTCGCGCCTGGCACCGAGCGCGTGGTGGAACGTGTCGTGGAGAAAGTTGTAGAACCGAGTTTCTATCGTGTGAGATACTATGACCACATCAATGCGTATACGTGTAAGATATTACGCTCTGAAGATGAATTAAAAGACTATATGGTGAAGGCGCTTAAAATAACAGCGAAACCTATTGAGGTCACATACATGAGTCTTGACAGAGTAATTGAGGCACTCGAAAATGCGTAAGGTGAAAATGGAGCATCGAACAGGGTATCTAATCGAGCTATACGTCTCACATCTAGGAAGCGAAGCCGAGATATACGCGAATGGAAACCTGCAACATACCATCACAGGCGAAAACGTACTAGACCGCGCAATGCGTCAGTATGACAGAACTGTTGACTACCTAGATGCCTTGATGGAATTGCCTGAGTATAAGAAAGGACTCAAGAAGATTTAGTTTAACAAAGGGGCCAAGTGCCTGGCCTCTTGATTAAGTTAAATCAGAACAGGAGAACAACTATGACAATTCGTAAAACAATCCAGTATGGTAAAGCATACAAATTCGTAGACCACGCAGCGGAGCACAACCCGTTCGTGAACCTTGAAGGCACGGTGCTAAGTGCCGAGGCGCTCGATATGTATTTCGGAGAGCCTAATCACATGGGATTCGGTGTCGAAGGGAGTATCATTAAGCGCCTCGGATGGGCAATCCCAATTGTTGGACTCACGACGTACGTCGTGAAGTTGGTGCACCAGGGTTGGCATGAGTATGTATCACCGAATAAAACATACTTGCGTCGTAAGTTAGGCTCGCATAACATTATCAAAATTGTGGAGGTGAAATAATGAACAGCTTGCAAATGGTATTCTTTAAAGTGATGGTCGGAGATGTGATGTCTGCAGTGTTCGCAGATGAAAAGCAGGCCGTTGACCACGCGAAGAAGGTGAAGGGCGAAGTGCAACGCGCTCAGTCAATTAAGATTGCGAAAATTTTTAATCTATGGTCATAAATACCTATTTACAAACAATGCAAAATGATGTAAGATGATTACATCTTGACAACTGGAGAAAAAAGATGATTACATATATTTATTTTAACCATTTAGATGGCGATGAGGACGTACTACTCGCTGCGAATGAAGAACAGAAAGAAGAGTGTATCACAATGTTGAACACAATGGGATTAGAGATTACGCGCATTTGCGAAGACGAACCTGATATGGTCGCGTTCTGCGCGGAATCAAATGGCAATGTTATGAGTCGTTATTATTAAGAAGGATTATCAAAATGAGTAAGAATGTAATTGCAGTAGTTCGTAAGTTAGAAGAAGGCCCACACGTGATGTGTACGTTTAACAACTACAAAGACGCTGATGAGTGGATTGACAGCCGATATAGAACTGAAGACTACTACGTGGTCCCTTGCGAAATGCAAATCGTGACAGACAGCCCAGTGCCGGTGAAAGGTGTTCAGTTCATGACGGTGTTATATGATAACCACCTTGGGAAAGGGACCTTGGCAATACGTTGTACGATTGCTGAGATGGTACAGACCAGCCTACCATGGATGAAGGCCTGCGTGAAGACTGTCCATGTTCCTATTGTGTACGAATTTGAGGAGAAGAACGTATGACAGTATATTGCTTGCGGGTAGGCGCCGATGTTCGCCTTCGCAATGGAATGGTGGCGACAATAAAGGCAGTTGATGTTGTATCAGACCAGTTGTTTCCGATAGAAGGAACTGCAACCACACCAGCTGGTTTCACGCGTACAATGAGTTGGACAAACACAGGCTATTATTACATCGACGGCATTGAGGACGGTATGGATATCGTTGAGGTGGTGAGTGGTTAGTGTGTTGTACTCATTCGTTCTCACGGCATATATGATTCTCTTGGTGCCAGTGAGAATACCAATCGCACTTTATTATATGACAGTCAGACTTATTGAGGAGAACAAAGATGTACGGATTCGGTGACCCAGAAACTTGGGGAGGTCATTCATACGAGCAAAGTCGTTATGAGATTGCGTATGAGAAAACGGACGAAGAACAATGCGCCAAGCTCAAGGATGCATTGAAAGACTTCCCAGATGAATTCGTCGACCTGATTATTGAGTCAGACGCTTGGCATAATCACATTGAAGGGCTCGTCACGGAGCGAGAATAATGTATAGAAATCAAGCACTTATAAACTTGATGCGGGACCTGTGCCAGGACTGTTTGAACAGAGCACACAGGCTTAAGACAGATGAGGCACGCGCCTTCATGAAAAGAGTGGTGGCAGAGATGCGAGTCCTGTCACAGCTTAAGGTTGAGAAGACTGCCCGCATCGAACGGATAACGCACAACGAGCGTGACTTTCGGAGGCGGTATATTAAAGTTCTTCTAGACACACTTGACTTCTATCAAGGTATGTATTACGCGAATTTCCGAATACCAAGACCTGAGGCAAAGAGAGTGTACAGACAATTCTGGCACATGAGAAACAAGATAAAGACTTATGACAAATATAAGTCAGAAAATTTATAAATACCTATTTACAATCTGAGTTATTAGTTGTACAATGCACTCAGATTAAACAACATGAGGACATCATTATGGCTAATACAAGACAATTCAAAACACGAGATTCTGCTACCGCATTCATGCGCAAACACGGAGTCACTAAAGAATACTACAACAACTTCCTAACAACTGACACAGTAGGTGGAAAGCCTATCTTTGTAGTTGATGTAGGCGACATGGAAACGTTCATCGACCTTAAGAAAATGGACGAACAACAAGGGACCAACTGTGCTGACGGCAATTACAGCAAGGAAGATAAGGACGGGAACATCACGCAAGGCGAGTACTACAATGAAGATGGAACATTGGAACAAGATGAGAAACCTACGAAGAAAACAAAACAAGTCAAAGAACAACCGGAGAAGACTTCTGACTTGGGTAAAACTGAACTCGGCAAACGCCTGCGCGAGCGAGTTGAAGCAGGTAAGAAACCAACAGTCTTAAAAAAGAATCGTAAACGATTTAAACCAACTAAAGCAGAAAAAGCAGTTAATGCTGGATTTGCCACTGCAAATGCGCGCAAAAAAACACGCGGCATCACTAATGCCCCAGCAACTATCGGGATTCTGAAACAATATCCTGATGCACCAACGAAATCAATTCGTGCAACTTGTATGTACTTAATCCTCGAAGGGTTAGACAATCAAACCGTGTTCGGTGCGATGAAAGAAATTTTTGGTGAGGAAGTCTGTAAAAATAAACAAGGCTATCCTCAATATTATAGAAACGAACTCATCAAAGCTAAACAGCTGGATGAGAAAGGCAAAGTCAAAAAATAGGAGAACGACCATGGCTAAAGTTTATCGTGTAACAGTACAACCACAAGGCGAAGTATTACGATTCAAAATCGCTCGCACTCAGGCAGAGTCAAAAGAATTCCGTAATGAATTGATGGCTGACTTCTCGTGCAAGAAATCAGACATCACGATTGAAGAGCTTGAGCTTCCAATCACTAAAAATGAGTTAGTATTTGAAATCAATTCGATGCTGACAGAAACGTACGAAGCCGCAGTGCGCAACGTATCAGGTGAGTAGTATGAAGGTTCTACTATCAGCAATCACAGAGTCAATGTTATTGACTGAGCGCGAGGCACGCAAGAACATTAAGAAGAATTTCGAAGATGTTCCTCGTGCTGAGTGGAAAGAGATTATTGAAGACGTATATGGTCTTCAGTACGACCGCACAATCGAGCGGGAAATCCTTGAGGTTATGGAGGAAGATTTAGATGGCAATGAACTTGAGTGACGCACTCAAACTGCTAGGCATCTATAGTGATTACTATAACAACAAGCCGTCATACAGTGAATTGAAGCGTATGAGACGCGACGACTTAATCAAGCACCACCCAGACCGCGGTGGTGATACAGATAAGTTCACCGAAGTGTCGATGGCCTGGGATAGAGTCATGCAGCATGAGGCTGACAAAGAGATAGCAAGGCTAAATCAGTGCCAAGACTGCAAAGGAACAGGTTGGGTTGAAGTTAAATCAGCATTCGGTATACAGAAAGCCGAGTGCAAGAAATGTAAGGGGACAGGAAGAAATGACGGAGCATCCGGTAGAAGACGCAGTAGAACACTATAAACCAGAGGGAACTTTACACCTCATGGCGGGAATAGTTAATTCATCACCGTCGCGCAATGTGCCATCGTACTTTATCGTAGGTTTCCCTCTATTAGATGATGGTAAGATTAACTACGTCGCGATGGCGGCCAAGTCTGGCAACAAGACAATGATAGTTATGGTTCCGACGACGGGTGTTGCTATTCCTACGGACTATGAGCCAAGCGAGTTCATGCAAATGTACAGACAACAACACTTGAATTGGAAACCGCAATGGGCCGGGCACATAGCGGAAATCACCGAGGGTTGTATATATAATGTGTTTGGTGAGGACCTTCTGCTTGATAGCATTCAAATGGTTCCATCTCCAACAGATGGGAAGGTATGTTGTAGATTAGACTTTACGCGAGGTATTATTAATGTCTAGACTTACAAGAGCAGTCAAAGAAGAGATTGCAAAAGAAATATTGAAAGGCTTTAAATTAAAAACTCCAGAAGAATTCGCGAAGGAGATAGAGACAATCGCAGTAGCCATGATGACTCAAGAAGAACGCAATATTCTTGGGAAGCTCCGTGAGTATAAGAGTGTATTTGGTTTTACCTTACATGAGCTCAACCTGTATAATATGTCTCGTTACTTATCAGGATATAGAATTGTTGTTCCGGCTCGCATGTATAAGCATGATTCTGAGTTCCACGCTGCTACAAGTGAGATATGCGACGCCGCGTTGGAGACTTACAAGGATAAGCAGAAGCTTATTGATATGGTCAACGCGTGCACAACCATTAAGAGTCTGCGCCGCAATCTGCCTCAGTTCAGTGAGCAGATTGACAGTGTGCTCAGCCGCATGATGACCAATGTATCAGCAACCACGTTTGATACGTCGTTCCTTGATAAGTATAAGAAGGTATAGTATGAATCTAGAAAATTCACTAATGGGTGATAGAGCCTTATTCAGTGATTCACTGCGCATGATTAACAACCACATTGCGGTGGAAGTTATGAACTTGTACGCTGATTTGATACGCAGCACGACTGATGCCATATTGCGGACCGCGTTAACGAGTGACGCGCGTCCTATCAATTCAGATGTGATTGCTGTGTACCGTCTATCTGTCGAATTTACCAGTGCAAGCGGGTGGTATCATAAGGATGCGAAACTATCAGTCAAGTATGACCACGAAACAACCTCCATATCCTTCGAGAAGGAGATATTCAAATGATACGATTCAAGCCAATGTTAGCCGGCAAGGCAGACCTTGATAACATCAAATTCCCTGTGATGGCATCGCCTAAGCTTGATGGTGTGCGTGTGATAGTGTATGATGGCGTAGTGTACTCCCGCAACTTCAAACGTATTCCCAACGACTACGTGCAAGCATTGTTTGGCCGCAAGGAATGCCATGGATTTGATGGTGAGTTAATCGTGGGAGACGCCACGTCAGACACTGTGTTCCAGGCAACAACGTCTGGTGTCATGACTGGTGCTGGTAAGCCTGATGTCACGCTACACGTGTTCGATTATACAGGTAGCATCCACCACTTCTCGTCGCGCCACAGCGAGCTTAAGAAGCGGGCACATAAGCAGAAACATGTCAAAGTGGTTCCGCATGTACTCATCAATAACCTTGAAGAGCTTAACGCCTACGAGGAAGAGTGCGTGGCGCAAGGCTACGAGGGGATTATGATTCGTGACCCTAAAGGCAAGTACAAGCACGGTCGCAGTACCACTAAAGAAGGTGGGCTCCTTAAAATCAAACGCTTCGAAGACGATGAAGCTGTTGTGATTGGATGCGAAGAGCTGATGACTAATAACAATGAACAAGAGCTCGATAACCTTGGCCACAAGGTGCGTAGTTCTAAGAAAGAGGGTCTCGTTCCTGCAGGTAAGCTTGGTGCATTGATTGTTAAGCATAAGACATTCGGTGAGTTCAAGATTGGTTCTGGTTTCACTGAAGAGACCCGCATTAAATTATGGCGCGAGCGCGATGAGCTCAAAGGACGACTGGCTAAATTCAAGTATCAGCCGTCAGGTGTTAAAGACAAACCTAGATTCCCAGTGTTTCTAGGTTTTCGAAACAAAATTGATAAATAGGTATTTACAAGATGGTTGAACCGTGATATGATGCAACCATCTTAAACAACATGAGGACAAAAAGATGGCAGTAGCTAAAAAGGAAGCTGAATTCAAAATTCCAAAAACATTGGCGGCATGCGCTGACAAATTATTCGAGACGCGCGAGAAACGTCTTGAGTTACAGCGTCAGGCTAAAGAGTTAGAGGAACAAGAATCTAAACTCAAACAACATCTCATTGAAAATTTACCTGAGCAAGATGCATCAGGTGTGGCTGGCAAGTTATGCCGCATCTCGCTTGTGAACAAAGAAGTTCCTTATGCTAAGGATTGGTCTGAGATTTACAAGCACATCAAAGCAACTGGGCACTTCGATTTAATCGGTCGTCGTCTCAATCCATCAGCTGTTGCTGAACGTTGGGAAAACGGTGAAGAAATTCCAGGTGTCGAAACTTATACGACGACAAGCGTATCAATTAACAAACTATAGTGGGTGATTATTATGGCTTCTAAAAAAGCAAAGAGCACGGCAGTAGCTAATTACGATGAACAACTTGCAGCAATGATGCAGCAAGAAGTGGAGACAGAAAAGTCTGTCAGCACTGGTGGGAAGTTCATCTCAACAAAAGGTGGTCAGTTATCCTATGATGGTAACGCGATGGCCAACAATGAAATGTATGTAGTCATTCTCGACCACATCTTTGAGAACGCGTATTATGAAGGTCGCTTCGACCCTGAGAATCCGCAGCCACCAACATGCTTCGCATTCGGCCGCAACGAAAAAGACATGATTCCGCATGTCAATGTAACTGAAGCAGACCAAGCGCAATGTGATAACTGTGCAGACTGTCCATTAAACCAATGGGGCTCTGAAGGTAAGGGTAAAGCATGTAAGAACGTTCGCCGCCTTGCATTGATTCCTGCTGGTCACGTAGACCGTAAGACTGATGAGCTTGAGTTATATGATGAAGACCACTTCTTAACGGCTGAAGTTGCTTATTTGAAACTTCCTGTTACGTCAACAAAAGGTTTCTCAACATACGTGAAACAAGTGGCACAGGCATATAACAAACCGACTCTTGGTGTTATCACTCGCATCTTTACTACGCCTGATGCGAAAACTCAGTACAAAGTAAACTTCGAAGCGATTGATGAAGTTCCACAGGAATTACTCGGTGCTTTGATGCAATGCCGCTCAGCGGTTGTTGAAGAAATCGACTTCCCGTACTCATTAGAACGTGAAGAACGCCAGGCTCCACAGCCCAAAGCTCGTGGCCGCCAAGCGCCAGGTGCTGCGAAACGCGGCAAATACTAGGAGGTTAACATGGGTGATACAGAAATTCTAAAAAGTTGGGATAATCTGAACACCTACCTTCGAGACGCTTCGGTCTCAGATTGCGAGAGACTTCTCAAGTCTGAGGCCAATGGTAAAAACCGTTTATCGTTCCTTCGCCGCGTTCACTCGCGGCTTAATAAGGTTCGTGCTGACAATGAGCGAGAAAAGCTGGAAGCAGGAGGTTGGAATGGCGAGAGTGAAGGTTCCTAAACCAGTAACAATCGACTTCGAGACGCATAAGATTATGCCTCGACCGCTCTATCCACCAATGCCGGTTGGTGTATCAATAAAATATCCCGGCAAGAAGGCGAAGTACTATGCCTTCGGACATTTAGAAGGGAACAATTGTACGTGGTCTGAAGCTGAGAAAGCCTTGCGCGACGCGTACGACCACAGCGACGGTATCTTATTTCAAAATGGCAAGTTCGATTTGGACGTAGCAGAAACACATTTTGGTATTAAGATTCCAGAGTGGAATAAGATTCACGATACAATGTTCCTCATCTACCTACATAATCCACACGCGAAAGAGTTAGGTTTAAAACCTGCTGCTGAGGAATTATTAGGAATGCCACCTGAAGAACAGGAAGAGGTTGGTGAATGGCTACTATCGGGACAACCGATACCTGGAGTTAGAATCAATCGAGGCAAACAAGGTGACAATTACTTCGGAGCATATTATTCTTGGGCGCCTGGTGACATCGTCGGACGATACGCAGACGGCGACACAATCCGCACAGAAAAACTTTTTACATTACTGTATAAAGAGATACTTGACCGCGGAATGGGGGCCGCTTACGACAGAGAAAGAAAGCTTGCGCTTATCCTTCTCGAAATGGAGCGACAAGGTTTAGCAGTAAACCTCAAGCAACTACGGCATGACGTTGACATGTACACTGATTGGATGGGTAAGATTGAGTCTTGGGTTATCAAGACATTGAAAGCACCTGCAGACCTAAACCTTAACTCAGGTCAACAGTTAGTCGAAGCAATGATTGATGCCGGCAAAGTTGATGAGTCACTTATGCCGCGCACAGCGACTGGTAAGATTGCAACAAACAAAGATGCATTGCTTGCTGGTGTGACTGATAAGAAATTGCTTGGCGTGTTAAACTACAGAGAACGATTGAAGACATGTCTTAATACGTTCATGAAACCTTGGCTTGAGACTGCTGAGTTATCTGGTGGCTTAATCTACACGATATGGAATCAGACAAGAACCCCTGATTCTGTTGGCACGCGCACTGGTCGTTTGAGTTCTACTCCGAACTTCCAGAATATTCCTAAGGAGTTCGCGCCAATCTTTGACCACGAGAAACCAGGCGCTAAGTTGCCTAAATGTCCGTTGAAAGGATTACCACCACTTCCTAAGGTGCGTTGTTATGTGGTTCCGTTTGAAGGTGACGTCTTAATCGACCGAGACTTCTCGCAACAGGAAATCCGTATTCTCGCGCACTTCGACGGTGGTTCTATGATGCATGACTACCAAGCAGACCCTTGGCTAGACTTCCACGACGTAGCGCGTGGCAAGCTTGCTGAGCAAGGATTATTCTATGAGCGCAAGCCAGTTAAGAATACAAACTTCGGTCTGATTTATGGTATGGGAGTTGGTAAACTCGCAGAGAAGAATGGGACAACTGTTGATGAGGCGAAAGACCTTAAGGCTGCAATCTTAAAACTCTATCCTGGTCTGAAAGAAATGTACTCAGACATGCGACTCCGTATGCAACAGGATTTACCAATCAGAACGTGGGGAGGCCGTGAGTATTATTGTGAGCCAGCTAAGCTGGTGAATGGCAGACTCATGACATTTGACTACAAGATGGTGAACGTACTCGTACAAGGTTCTGCTGCAGACTGCACTAAGGAATCAATTATCAGATACCACGCGGCCAAGCACAAAGACGCTAAGATTATTCTGAACGTACATGACCAGATAACCGTATCTGTTCCACCTAAAATAATGAAACCTGAGATGGAAGTACTTCGTAAGGCTATGGAATCTGTCGAGTTCGACGTGCAAATCCTAAGCGAAGGTTCAATATCAGATACTAACTGGGGAGACCTAAAAGATTATGACAAAAAAGGCAAAATCATCTAATAAAATATTCGTGCCAGCATTGTTCGAGCTACCGTTCATGCAAATTGCGTACGGATTATTCTCATGCCGCACTGAGCTTGATATGGTGCTAAGCGCGAATGACATTCCAATGTATAAGTTCGACACAGATGAAATCACCTACGCAGCAACAATCCGTGGCACACATGGAGCATCAGATGGACTACAACGTCGCTATGCGTTCGTCTACGCTGAGAACATGTTGAACGACGATAACATCGATGACGCTCGGAAGCTAAGCTACTTGGCCCACGAGGCACACCATGTTGTGCAGTTCATGTTTGAATGCATGGGTGAAGCACAGCCATCGGAAGAAGCGTTCGCGTACACACTCGGCAATGTATGTAATAACCTCTTCAACGAATACTTCCGTTGGAAGGAGTTTACCAATGGCTAAAATTACAAAAGAAAAATACCCAGGTCTTATCAAGGCATGGTCATTCAGTCGCTTAAGTGACTATCAGAAATGCCCTGCCATGGCGAAGTTCAAATACCTGGATAAGATTGTCAATCCTGATGACCAGAAGTCTGAAGCATTGCAGCGTGGTGCGCGCATCCATGAGCTGGCTGAAGGTTATTTGAAAGGAACAATCGCGCGACTACCAAAAGAGCTTAAGTCGTTCGAAGACGAGTTCAAGAAGTTGCGCAAACAGTACAAGAAGAAAGTGTCTGGTATGACAGTCGAAGACCAGTGGGCGTTCACGCAAGACTGGCAAGAGACAGACTGGTTCGACATGGCTAATTGTTGGCTACGCATCAAGCTCGACTGCGCACACCACGAAGATGATGAGACTCTTATCGTGACTGACTGGAAGACCGGTAAGTTCCGAGAGTCGATGAATGAACAATACGTACAACAGCTTGAGCTATACGCTCTCGCGTCGTTCTTATTGTACGACCACATCCAGATTGTTAAACCACGTCTTGTCTACATCGACCAGAAATTCGTCTACCCTGAGCCTGATAGTGGTGAGTTGGTGTTCACACGCGACCAGGTTCCTGCTCTTACTAAGAAGTGGGAGAAGGCAGTTAAGCCAATGCTGTCAGACAAAGTATTCCGTCCGCGCCCAGGCGACCATTGCCGCTGGTGCTTCTATAAGAAATCAAATGCCGCTAAGGGAGGTGGCCAATGCAAATTCTAAACAATGTATTCAACGAAAGAACAATCAACATCATGATGGACATTGAAACAACTGGTGTGCGTCCAGGCTGCCGTGTCTTGTCAATTGGTTTAGCCGTGTTCTATGTTGTCAATGGCGAATGTACAATTGGCAATACAACAACAATCTACCCTGACTTAACAGAACAAGTCGGCATTGATGACCCAAGCACACTACAATGGTGGTCAACACAATCACCTGAAGCGCGTAACGTTTTCGCAGATAACCACATCAATGGTGTGTCAGTTGGTAAAGCATTCGAGTTGTTCAAGGAGTTTATTCAAAATGCCGTTGACTGGCATAAGTCTTTAAATGATGGTGCTGAGAAAGTTAACGTGTGCATCTGGGGGAATGGGGCAACATTCGATAACTCAATCGTGCAGCACATGTTCGAGGCGAAAGGTTATCCTGTTCCTTGGAATACATTCGGTGACCGCTGCTACCGTACAGCGTTCAACATGCTTGGTCGTCCGTCATTCACACGCGATGGAACACATCATAATGCTCTCGATGATGCAATATACCAGGCTAGATGCTTAACAAGCGCGTTATTAAATGCGAGCAAATAGAGAATCAACAATAGAGCGTAATGCATGCAAGCGTGCGCTCATGGAATTAGGCATTCGCTCGTCTAAATTCGTAACACCAGGGGATGCCGGTTATCCAGACCGCATCTTCTGGATTCCTGGTGGGAAACCACTGTTCATAGAGTTCAAAGCACCTGGCGCTAAGCCGCGTCCTCTTCAAGTGTTCGTGCATGATATGCTCCGAGCGCTAGGCTACCAGGTGGAGGTATGTGATAATGAAGAAGATACAATTAAAATCGTCAAAGCCGCAGCGTTGGAAGCCGCACGATTATCAGAAAAAAGCCGTAAAGTTTCTAAGAAGTAGACAGGCAGGTGGGTTGTTCTTGGAACCTGGTCTGGGTAAGACATCGATTACACTCGAAGTTATTTCTCAGTACTTCAAAGAAGGACTTGTCAGCAAGGTTCTCATCATCGCTCCTTTGCGTGTATGTTATAACGTATGGCCGAACGAGATTAAAGACTGGGCGAACTTCAACCACCTACGCTGCTGCATCTTGCACGGCAAGGATAAAGATAAGCTGCTCGAGTCTGACGACTACGACATCTACCTTATCAATCCTGAAGGTTTGAAGTGGTTATTCGCGGCAGAGAAAGAAACTAAGAACTCGTTCGGCGGCAAACGTAAACCTAAGATTGTGGTTGACCAACGCCGTTGGAAGAGTTTCGGATTCGATATGCTGGTCGTCGATGAGTTGTCGAAATTCAAATCGTCTTCATCAGACCGATTCAAGATGATTAAGCCACTAATCCCTACGTTTAAGTTCCGTTATGGGTTGACAGGTTCTCCTGCAGCAAACGGTCTAATCAACTTGTTCGGTCAAATGTACATCATCGATAATGGTCTCACATTCGGTCAATACATTACGAACTTCCGCAATGCTTACTTTGAATCAGACTATCTTGGTTTCACCTATACAATCCGGCCTGGCGCTGAGCAGGAAATCTATGATGCAATCAAGCCATTCGTACTCAGTATGAAGGCGACAGATTATCTCGACATGCCTGCTTACATTGAATCCAATATTTACGTTGAGTTAGATGCCAAGGCGAAGAAAGTGTACACCGCACTCGAGAATGACCTCATCACTAAGCTCAATGACAACGTGGTCACTGCAGCTACAGCAGGCGCCGCGTCAATCAAATGCAGACAGGTAGCAAACGGAGCCGTGTATGTCGACCAAGAGATTGAAGCATTAGTTAAGACTGCTGATAAGGAATGGGTGACAGTGCACGATGAGAAGATTGAAGCACTGCAAGACCTCATTGAGGAATTGCAAGGCCAACCATTGCTCGTCGCGTATGAGTTCGCGCATGACCTTGAGCGTTTGAAGAAGGCATTGGGCAAGGACACACCGCATATAGGAACTGGTGTTTCAATGAAAGAAACTCAGCGCATAGTTGATGCGTTTAATAAAGGCAAAATTCCCGTGCTGCTAGGCCACCCTGCCTCCATGGGCCATGGGCTTAACATGCAAGATGCGTGTAACCACGTGTGCTGGTTTAGCATTACATGGGACTATGAGTTGTACGACCAGTTCGTGCGCCGTGTATACCGTCAAGGTAACAACAACGATAAAGTGTTTATCTACCGCATCGTTGCGAAAGACACAATTGACAACGCAATCGTAGGTATGCTATCCAACAAGACAGCAACTCAGAACGCTTTATTCAAAGCATTAGAGGTGATTAAAAAATCTAAGAAAAAATCATAAATACCTATTTACAAGTCAGAATATCTGGGGTATAATCGCCCCAGATATTCAAACAGAACAGGTGACAACATGAAAATCTCTACCTATTATGACCGTCAACGCAGAACTTGTATAGTCGTTGCGTCTGACAAGTCAAACGTAAGTCTCGTGAAGTTAGATACATCAGCGGGACTACGCATCTCATACATGCCAGTGGACTTATTTGAGGACACATACTCAGAAGTGGCTGGCTATCCTATCCATAAAGCAATTGAACAATACTCAGAGTTTGCACGTTATTGCGGAGCCACGCAGGACGTGATGAATGCATTCAATGGCGTCCTAGATTCTGAGGAGAAGAAAGGCGTTGATGTGAAACTCACTCGTTTAAAACTCCAACAAGTTAAATTGCTCGATGGCAAAGCAGCTAAGGCGCCAAGCGCTACGCCTGCTGATGACACCCCACCTTGGGACGATGAGCCAAGTGTGGATAATCCTAAACCAACTAAGAAAGGTAAAACTGCAATGGCAAGACAACCTAAAGCCTCGGTCAAAGTACCAAGCAACTCGGCGACCACGAACACTGGTTCTATTAAACAACCGCGCCGCACAGCAGCGTCTGCATTTAAGGAGTTAATTCTGACTGGTCAGTATAGCGACGATGAAATCTTCGCGACTGTTCAGAAGGAATTCGGATTAGACGACAGTAAACGTAGCTACGTTGCGTATTACCGTCGTGAATTAAAAAACAAAGGCCTATTATAGGAGAACTAAGATGGCAGTAAAAACTCGTGAAGTCAGCCGCGATGAGCGCGATTACGACACAACACAACTACACATGGCAGGTCACGGCCGTACATTACACCGCGACTACTCAGCACACTTCTTCCGCTGGTCATTCGCGCGTCGATTCATCACACGCGAAGACGACGTATTGGAAGTAGGATGCGGTGAAGAAAAACCGTTATCAAAAATCTTAACTGGTGGCGCAGCGCCATGTGTGAAAAATTATGTTGGTGTTGACCTTAATAAACTCAAACCATCTAATGCAAAACGATTAACATTCCATGGCGAATTCAATTTCGTTGAGCGCTACAAAGAATTACTTAAAGAACGCGGTGGTGAAGGTTTCGACGTGCTCGTGCATTTTGAAGTGATTGAACACATCAATGTTGAGCTCGGCAAGAAATTCTTAAAAGCAGCGTACGAATGCCTTAAACCAGGTGGTGTTATGCTTATGAGTACTCCGTGTTATGATGGCGTACGTCACGCAGCAAACCACATCCATGAATACACTGTTCCTGAATTGCAGGCTGCAGTAGAAAAAGCTGGGTTCGAAGTCGAAAAACGCTTCGGTACTTTCATGGACATCAAGCATATTGGTAAAGTGGCTCCTGACTTCGACCCGCCGTTACAAGATGCAGTGAAGAAATTACGCTCAGCGCTTGGTGAGTACTATGACAATGATGCGTTGTCATGTTTCTTCGCACCATTATACTGTGACCATGCGCGCAATAATTTATGGGTATGCCGTAAGCCATTAACCGCTAAGAAAGGTAAGAAATAATGAGCATGATTAGATTCCACCGATTAGACAACGGCAATGTGTTCTTCCTTGCCCATAATCAAATCGAATCTATCGCATTCATCACAGACATCACAGACGATGACGGTGAGAAAGGTATCGCCATCATGGTTGGTGGTCGTTATTTCAAGGTGCGTGAAGATTTAGACTACCTATTATGGGAATTGCGCTTGGCTGCTATGCCAAGTTGGTTAAGAAAATTTTATAGATGGTTACGTAAATGATTAAATTTGTAAAGCTAACGCTCGCGCACAACGAGCAACCAATCTATGTCAACGTTGCTAGCATCGAATCATTTCGTGCGCACGTGACAGATGATAAAGAAGATGGTTCGTACGTCTCAACAACTTCAATGCGTGGTGATGACGCACCTATCATTGTTAAAGAGACATGCGAACGTATCTACCACATGTTATACTGGGAGGAAATCGGTGATGATGGAAAGAGCGAATAAACAATACGTAGCATACATGATGTCGTTGCGTGAAGCGTGTGAGCAAGAAGCAGCTGAGGGAAACCCACTACGTGCTGAGCAGTATGCAGCCTACGGTGATATGCCACAGGATTTAATGGACAAACTAGTTAATGGTATCGTCGATAAGATGAGCAATTACTCAGATGTCCGTGCATTCCAAACTAAGTTCGGTCAACTAGTTGGTGACCACCCACGCCACTTGACTCGTCGCAAGCTCAACGAGCGTATTGCGCAGATGCAAGAAGAGTTAGATGAGTTCACGAACGCAGTCGATAATGATGACATCGCAGAGCAAGCTGATGCACTAGTTGACTTAGTGTACTTCGCGCTAGGCACCGCGGCTCACATGGGTCTACCATGGCAGGCACTGTGGGACGATGTTCAACGTGCTAACATGAGTAAGGTGCCAGGCGTTAAGCCTGAGCGTGGTTTCCTGGTTGACTGTATCAAGCCTGAGGGTTGGGAAGGTCCTAAGACTATGGACATCCTATTGAACCACGGGTATATTCCGCCATCTAGTGAAGATGACTATGTAGACGACGAAATCCATAAGGGGAAAAAAGATGCTTAATGCAGTTCCATCCACATGCACTATTACTATTTTCGAAGGACCTGATGGTGCAGGTAAATCAACCGCCGCAGAAGAATATGCGAAACGCACTGGCGCATTGTACGTCCACTTCGATGCGTTGTATGGCGTAAAGAATATCCACAAGTATTTCATGGAAGCCATGGCGCCAGCTCTTCTAGGTTATCAGTCAGTTGTGCTCGACCGTTGCTGGCACTCAGGTCCAATCTATGACCTCGTGTTCCGCAACCTTGAAGAGCATGAGCAACGTCAGACTCAGGAAATCTGTACACTACTAGACCGCGCGGCGTCATTCTGTCGTGGCATCTACGTGCGTTGCCGCCCTGATGTTGAGGTATGTATCAGCAACTGGAAGTCTCGCTTAGGTGATGAGCTAGTTAAATCAGAACAGAAGATGCGAGCCATCCATGAATTGTATGGTGACAACGACCGCAACATTATGCTTCCGATTGTGGAATATGATTACACAGAAGAGCCAACGACGTCCGCCTATAAGGACTCAATTGAGTGGCTAGGTAATAAAATTGCGGAGGAACGCGCAGACGTATATAATAAGCGTCAACCGCGCGTGTACGTTGTCGTGTCATCATCAATGGAAAAGACCGACGTCGATACAATGCTCGATGTTCCTGGTGTTCGCTTCCATCCTAATTCAAATGAGTTCAAGTTAGCTCAGGACTTAGGACCTTACTCTGTGTTTGACGATGACCCAGTTCCTGAAGAACTGGTAACATATTTACCAGTGAATGGCAACTTCAAACACTTCTTCAAAACATTCGGTAAGCAAGCACCGCGTCAATATCTCGTCGCGATTGGTGAAAAAGCAAATGAAGCAGTGCGTGCATTTGTCAACAGCATTACTCCTGACGACGCAGCTGTTATGCCTAATATCGACGTCGCATACTTGTTAGATACTCTTGCTGATTCTGTGATGCGCGGCAAACGTAACATGCCGTCTATGCCAGACATGATTACAAGTAAGTGGTATGACCTGGTGAAGAACACCAGTGTGAATCAGAACAAGCATGACAACGCACCGAAATGCAAGACTGTTGTATTAACAGAAGACGAAGTCGCTGGGTTGTCGGCAGAGGAATTCGTTAAATATGTGGTGGGTAAATTAAATGGCTAGTGTAATCAACCATGCAAACTTAGAATGGCTTATTGAACTGTCTAAGGTGCTCGGTGAGGGTAACAACGTCGCACCGCGTGGGCAGTTAACTAAAGAATTGTTACAGCAGACATCAGCGATTGACATGCGTAGACCTGTCGTCACTCTGCCGGAACGCAAGCTCAGCACTAAGTTCCTAGGCGGCGAAGCATACTGGATTCTATCTGGTGATAACAGAGTAGAAACAATTGCTCCGTACAACAAGAACATCGTCAATTACAGTGATGATGGTCAGACGTTCTTCGGTGCGTACGGTCCACGTATCGCGTCTCAGTTAGATTATGTCGTTGATAAGTTGAGAAGTGATTCAGATACTCGCCAGGCTGTCTTAACAATCTGGCGCGAGAATCCACCTGAGACCAAAGATGTGCCTTGCACAGTTGCTGTGAACTTCATGATTCGCGACCATAAACTTAACTGCCATGTGTACATGCGCAGTAATGACTTATGGCTAGGCTTCCCGTACGATGTCTTCAACTTCTCTATGTTGTCTCATCTTGTGTGCTGCAGATTGAATGCGTTCGTAGTAGAAAACGGTGGCATGATTATTGAACCTGGTATGCTATACCACACAGCATCGTCGCGTCATATCTATGAGCAACACTTTGAGCAGGCTGAGCGATTAGTCACGAAGTACGGCTCTGTTTCACTGTTGCCAGAAGAGATGAAGGCGCTTGAAACAGCTGAGACTCCGCCTGAAATGTACATTAGCGAGGTACATCTGATGCATGTGTTAGATTCACTTCGCAAAGACGGCAAGTCTAGCGAACATAAATGGTGGTAATATGAGAATTAGCAGAGACCAATGGGCCATTGAATTAGTGAGAGTCACTGCGCAACGCGCGACGTGTAAGCGTCGTGCTGTTGGGTGTGTCTTGACTAATGCGCGTGGCCATGTATTATCAACTGGCTATAATGGTGTGGCTGCAGGTCAGCGTCATTGCAATGAGGAAGTACGAGGCACTTTCCCATACGCATGCAAAGGAGCCGGGCTGCCAAGCGGCACGGGGCTTGACTGTTGCCAGGCTATCCATGCTGAGCAGAATGCACTGTTGCAATGCCGCGACGTGTACGACATTGACACGGCTTATGTCTCTGCTTCTCCTTGTATGACATGCGCCAAGCTCTTAATGAACACGTCATGCAGACGCGTGGTGTTCATTGAGGAATATCCAGGTTCTGACGACGTCAAAGAGATGTGGACGAAGTCAGGAAGAGTATGGGAGCAATATCATGTTGAATGATGCAAATATAGGCGTAGTTTTCCTTATAATGATTGCGCTGGTTTTTATAATGTTAGAGTTCTGATAGGAGGAACAAATGGAAGAACAATTAGGATTTCATAATCCAATGTTAGGTGAGCGTCTTATTGGCGTAGAGTATGGTTCAGAAGACACTTCTGAAGTGGCTGGCATTAAGTGTTATTTCGCACGCGTGATTGACCGTCTTGAGCGCGAGCGTGTAGAGTCGAATGAAGCTGGAACACTCAATAGTGTTAAAGAAGATATTATTAAAGAGGCCATGATGCGCGTCGCAGACGCTCAGATGTGGGTTGTTAAAGCTCATACACACGGGAAATAGACTATGGGATTCACATTTGACCAAGCTCTTAAAGAGCTTAAAGCTGGTGCTAGAATAGCACGTGAAGGATGGAACGGCAAAGGCATGTACTTATTCATCGTGAGCGGCAGAGCAGTTGAAGACGCAGTCGATGAATTCTACGGCAGCGGCTGGGGTGGAAAACCAACACGTGTACGAGACGCAATCTACATGTACACGGCGCAAGGCGACTTAGTTCCTTGGGTTGCTAGTCAGTCTGATGTATTAGCAGATGACTGGACGCTTGCTAAGTAACTTCGTGAGTACAGTGTCAGGACTTGTCATGTTCTTAGTGTTCGCGTGGTTGATTGCGTGGCTTATTTCGGTAGGTCTAACCGTTGCGGTGACGATGATAGTCAAGACATTGTTCGGATAATAAAAGCCCAGCTTAGTGCTGGGCTTCTTTGTTTATGCCTCATTAGTGCTTAGCTTACCGTCGCTCTGCAGCAGCGGCAAATCATATCGTTCCAGTGCTGGCCACGACCGTGTACCATCTGCTTGTGATGGCCACACATACGCGATGACCCGCGTTCTGCTAAAAGGTTTGATGTTCACAGCATCCCCTTGATTACCGCCTAATACCATGAGATTCCCGAACTTATCCTTTCCAACAACGAATCCGACGTGACCGCCTCCTGCTCTATCGAACACGGCCATACAACCATAAGCTGGGCTAGTTAACGTAGTGCCAGCATCTGCCCACGCCTTAGCACGGTACCACGCGCTTGGCACTAGGCGCCCTGCGGCTCTGATGCAGTGTCCAACGAATGTTCCACACCATGGAGTCTCATCGTCTCGCCACCAGGCTTTCAGCTCTACTAACCAGTTGATGATTGTAGGATTATGTTGTTTTCCAGGTAATTCCTTCAGGTTTAAATATTTACGTGCCTCAGCAACCCAAGGCAACTCAGTTTGTTTTGTCATTCTGTTTTTCTCCCGAGATGACTTTAATCAATCTTACTAATAATGTGTCAGGTATCACGTCGCCTCCCCACGCAGCTACTCCAACAATCGCCACTTGCAACCAGTTATCAACTTCATAAGATTCAGTGATTGCAAACGCAATGATTCCCACAACAGCCCCGAGAAAGCAACGGCCCAGAATAATAGCAGTTAAACTACTGTTACCATCTGGGTTACGCTGCCCCTTTATTGCCGACCAAGATGCGCTTACTAATACCGCAAAAATGATATTGATGACTAGGTCAATTCCAGCAGGGCTCATTAAGTTCTCTGCTAATGACACCTGCTGCGCATTAACCATTGTAGCAATGAACAGTAAAGAAACCACTACTATGAAATTGAACTTCTTCATCTTAACCTCTTCTCTTGTACCGAGCTTTTTCTAATTTCTTGGAATTATCGATGTACCAATCGACCATTAGAACATAGATGAATATCACTGAGTGCACCACGTGCAAGAACACAATTCCTGTTAGCACAGAACCTTTAGAAAATACAAGGTCTGCCGCGAAGAACAGGTTGCACGCAGCAACAAACGTCAGGAAGATAGGCCTTACAGAATCAGCTCGTACACACGCACGATGTAGTCGGTAGCCATTTTCGCTAGCCAGCTCAATCATGTGGAATACGGCGTCAACCAGTAACCATGACCCTCCTATGATTACACCTAATGACATAATGACTTGGGTTCCATCAAGGCCTCCCATCTTATATTGGCCATGCATGCCAACAATTGCTACAGCAATGGTTAATACCGCAATGATAGCACGTTGTGATGGCCAATGATATTTACTGTAGTTAGTGAGAACCATAATTCCTCCTAGCAACCACAAGGGTCTACTTCTTTGAGCTTCTCTTGACACTTGAACTCAGCATCACAGACGGTCTCTTCGATTCCCATCTTAGTCGCTTCCCATTTAACACAAGTGCCTGGTGGCAGAGCCATTGCCTCTGTGCCACCTTGCGCTCGTTCGATTTTGATTTCGTTACCGAACGTCGTTGCCTTCACAATCTCTGTGCCGGTTCCGTCTGACATCACAAGGTAGGTGTGACCACTACCAAGCTTAGTCGCCAGGCTCTGAGCATCAGCGATTGGGAGCAACCCAGCATCTTTGCCGAGTCGTTCCTGCAATTTCGTTTTGTAACCGTTGAGCCATACGTAACTCATACTAACAACCCTCGCATTCAGATGAATCAAAATAATCTGATGAGTGTCCTGACATCGTACATGTGCACGTGTCGAGATGGACAGCCACACAGATTGGCTTACAGCCTGGAGCTCTGATGATACCCTGATAACGACCGCCTGGTGAGCGATGCAATGTGTCGTCCCAGCGGAACGTCACCTCGGACTCAGATACTTCCAATGCTGGGTAAGTCATGATGGCGGAACCACCACCCTTACGCTTCAATTCAATCGTGACATCATCAGGTTTAACGTCAATGCCGCAATTGAGTTGAATTTTGAAGGTGGTCTTCATGGCCACCTGACTTCCTTTACGGATAAAAACTGGTCTCATTATTTACCTCTCTTAGTGTTTAGACCTTCCATCTTACGCCACTCATGCAAGTACTTAGCTTGCACCTTCTCAGTGCGCTTAGCGAAAGCATTCACCTGTTTTTGGTAAGCCTCATCAGGCATTCCTTTCGCGTGGCGCTTAGTGACCTTAGCTTTCTGCTGGTTGATGACACGCGACTCGCGGTCTGCTCGCTCGAACCAGTTAATCTGCTTGCGTTTCTCAGGTGTTAACCAACCGCCTAGCTGGCCACGCTCTTTGCGCGAGTCGTATTCGTTCTTGAGTTTCTGCGCTTTGTCAAACGCCTCATAGTAACGTTGCTGGATAGCGTACTCATTGCCAGGCCCGTAGAGTGAGTTAACGAATGGAACATATTCCTCTTTACCGAGACGTGCACGGTTAGGGTTCTCAATCGCAATCTTAGTGATGTCACGCAATGGACCCAGCATGCCTGAGTAACCGTCCCATAGTGCTTTAACCTGCTCAGCGTGCATGTCAACACCTGTTACACGTTGGATTGCAATAGCGAATTCCTTCCACTCAGGAGCTGTTGTAGACTTAGCTTGTTCAGCCCGTAGCTTACCTTTATCCACGTATTGAGGAGTTAGTTTAGCGCCGAACGGGGTTCTGTCTAATATCAGCTGCATAACTGGTTGCAGGATAGAAGGAGTTGCCGTCATAGCAAGCTTGGCGCCTGGGTTCTCATCGACAGGAATATCTGCAGGAGCCACCGGAACCACTACCTTAGACCAGTGAGCCGCCATGTTAGCTGCTGCACTCGACCACTCAATATCACCGTGCGCTGCGCGCGACGTGTTCGTCGCCATGTTCCACATCAGCTGTGGAAGACCGAAACCAACTGGAATCTTGAAGTACTTACCAGGGTCCATAGGATTCGGAATCGGGACGTAACGCGTGATGTCACCCATCTGGTCGACACGGTTACCAGCCTCGTTGTCGTCTTGTCCTGACACTGCACGAATCACCTCATACATACCAAGCATGGTCGCATAGTACGTGGCAGCCATGACTGCACCTTTCTTAGTGCTTAGCTGCTTAGCGAGGTTAACGAAACCTGTTGCTGTAGGTTGCGCGAACATGAACAACGCTTTGACAGGTCTCATGTATAACCCAGTCTTACGGAAGTTCATTGTGTCGAGTGTTACTGCAGCAGCATCACGTTTAGACACACCAGCTTCTAATAGCGACTCATACGCGGCAAGCGGAGGAACCAAGTCGAATGCACGGTTGTACGCTTCAGTGAAATGCACAACACCATCGATTGTCTGTTTATCCCAGCGACCTTCTCGTTGGATACGCTTAATCAGGTCTTTCTCAGTGCGTGATAGGAACGAACCCATTGTACTGATACCACCAGCTTCCATAAGGTCCTTAAGATTCTGAGAGCGTTGTGTCTTACCATCAGGTGTTCTCCAGAACACTGTATCTCTGAACGCCATTGGGTCTGACATCTTAACTAGCATGCGGTTCGCAACAGCATCCATATCGACCTTGTTGCCATTCGCGTCGTACACTGTGCGAGTGCGTAACACAGTGCTTCGTTCCCAGGCGTCTCGCGCGAAGTTGATTGGCGCGAACGCTGGGTAGAATTGAGTCACAGCTCTTGCGAATAGTCTTGTAGGTGTCTCAACTGCTTTAAGAATCCACGGCACATTCTCACGTTGGTTATGCATCAATGCATCCATCGCTTTCTTAGGTAGCTTATACGCGTAGTTGTCACCGTTCTCAGAAATCATGAGCACCGCGTCTGATGTACGTTGCATGGTTACTTTAGAACGTTCGATTCCCATTGTACTTTCAAGCTCAGCCACTGCTTCTGCTTCAGTTTTGCCTTGAGCTAACAATGCATTATATCGTGATTTGTATATATCGCGAATACCATTCTTGAACTTGCTATATCCGAAGTAGCCAATCGACCGAGCCACTGAGCGCCAGGTTGCATCGATACCATCTTCAGCCATAGAGTCCTTACGACCTTTCGCTTGTTTTTGGCCACGTTGGTTCACAGACTGACCACCGGTATTGATAACATCGTCGAACTCTGAATCAGCTCGAGGGTCACCAGTTAACGGTACATAGTATGGGTTCGCCTTATACTCGTTATACGCTTGCTGGCCGATGCGACCTGATGCGAGGTCTAAGTCTAGACGTGCTGCCTGCATATCGTAGATGTGCTGAGCCGCTTCTTCAATGTCTGCCTTAGGAACCAGGTTCTCAAGGCCTTGCATGACGGCTTGAGCCTTCGCGTTATTGTAACCACCAGCCACGCCGACCTCGAAGCTTGTAGCCGCAGGGTCTGGATTGAACACATCGGCCTGGCGCTTAGCGAGTTGGCGTCGAGCCTTCATCATCTTGTCGTAGTTAGACTGCGTAGGACTCTGGTTGTACTCATTAGATGCCGCCTGATACGCGTCGCGGTCCTGACGAATGAAGTCTTGGTTCTTGATGAGAGCATAACGCGCTGACATCCAGAAACCGACTGCGCGCTTAGCGTCGATGTATTCCATGTTATTCGCCTTAGCAATGTCATGGATTTTCTTGAATAACGGTGCCATGTACTTATGCTCGAACTCAGAAGACTTATTCGCACGAGCACCATCTGATAAGTATAAGTCACCAATTAATGTCTGCTCAGCGTTCTTGTCAAGTCCTAGATTTTCGATGTACTCTTTCATAGGAATTAAGTCATCAGAGATTCTGCGCTCGATTCCTCGACCGACATTCTTAACGATGTCGCTCCACGTTTTGGCACCAGTTCCGAAGATACCACCGTCAGGAATAATTGACTTACCAGTGCGCGCGAAGTCCAATACGTCTTGGTTGTTAGAAGAAGTATTGCGTGAGAATAAATCTGATTCAGACTCATCGTCTAAGTCCTTACCGGTTTCTTCTTTATACTTACGTCTGTTCTCTTCCAGGCGAGCTTGGTACTCTGGATTAATCTCAGTGTCTCCAGTGAACTCGTTACCACCTAGCTCATTAAGCAGTAGATTGTACTGAGCGTTCTTATCTAAGCGACTGATTCCCTCAGCTTTGTACATCTCATCGACTGAGCTATATCCTTTACCACGCGCGATGTCTGACATAATCTCAGGGTCAACGTTGAACACGTCGCGTTGGTTAAGCGCGCCAAGTGAATCCACATACGCGCGGACTTGAGCATCAGTCACTGGTTTGTTACCATTCATAATATCCAAGACTGTTTTGAATGCTCTGCGCATTGCGTCATACGCCTTGATGATTATGTTGTTCGCTTTACGTTTGAGCTCAACTGGAATGTCGTTCACGTCAACATCATAACGGTCTGCGAACACTTTCCAGTTTCCACTACGCACTGATGCGTTCATATCAACGATGATTTCTTCTACGTATAGGTAAGGTTTACTCGCATAGTGTGCAGAGTCTTCGTTCACTTCCTGATAAGCCTTGCTGATTTTTGATTCGAGCAATTTACTAATGAATGGATTAGAACGTAGGCGCTCGGTCAGATTGATGTAGTTCTCTAAACCAATTGTATTGCGAAGCACGTGACTTTGCTTATGGCCTAGCTCGTGGATAATATTACTCGCGAGAGTTGCAACGTCGTGTTCTAAAGAACGAATGTGAACTTGGCTATTGCTAGGGTCATACCATGCCGCGTTGTCCACGTCCTTGTCGAAACCTGGTGCGCGCAAGTAGATTCGTTTGCGAGCTTCACTAGATATTCCCATGCGGTTGGCGATGTTATCCACTAAACGGTTTGAAACATCATACCAGCGTTTCTGGCTCTCAGGATTAAGTAAGATAGCCCAGCCACCTGTGTTAGGTAAGTCTGATAAATCAGCTCTACCACTCTCGATGTCTGACATAATCTTCTCTACTTTGACAATCTGCTTGTCGTAGTATTTACCGATTACTTTCTCGACTAACTTAGCTCTCCAACCTTGCTGGTGTGGCTTGAATTTGTTGATGCTGTATGATACATCTTTCTGGACACGACCTGCCTTACTCACTGATAGGTTGGTTCCCATCGTCGTGCCTGTCTTAGAAGGAACATACGAGATATTCCCATTGTCTTCGAACGCAACTCCGTCATAACCTTGCTCGCCTGCCCATTTAGCAAGCGCCAAGCGCTTAGTGCGAGGTAGGTTGTTACCTAGCCATGGGTAAACGTTGTCCGCTCGTACGTAGGCACCATGCACTCGTCCGTCGATTTGTGACGCTAAGCGCTGAGCACTTTGTACATCAGTTGTAAACTCAGGAGCATTATTTGTTGTAGCGAGTTTACCATCTGAGTTCACAATCATAGGTTCTGATGAGAACTTTTTAGAACCGATAGGAGCCGTAGTTGCCATGACAACTAATTCGTCGTCTGCTGGGAAATGTCTTGCCACCGCTTTCTTGAACGCTTCTGCTTTTTCTGGTGCATTGAACGTAACTTCACTATCACCAGCGAAGATATCAGGTAAACCTGCCTCAGTAACTTCGTCGATGTTCTCTGTTAGATTCTCAGCGAAGTTCTCATTGACGTTGAATCCATGGTCGCGGACTTTCCAATAGTCACTATCGAAGTCCATGTTGCTTTCAAGCTCTGAGTGCTTAGCGCCAAGCTCGGTTAACTGTTTTGATACAGGTTGCGTAGTCTCAGGTTCTACTGCAGGCTCGACCGTAGGTTCTGGTTCAACTGCAGGTTCTGGTTCAACCGTAGGTTCAACAGTAGGTTCCGGCTCAACTGTAGGTTCAACTGCAGGTTCAACTGCAGGAGCAGGTGCAGGTTCAACAGTAGGCTCTGGCGCAGGAGCTGGTTCTGGTTTTGCCATCATTCGCTCAAGTTGTTTCGCAACCCACGTCGCTTTCTTCTCAGGCTTACGCTCGCGCTTCGAATTGTTACCTTCAAGCTCTGATGCCTTACCGATGAAGTTGCCGTCTGCGTCGTAGTCTTCAGCGGTTCTTTCTTTGAGCATGTTCACTAACAAACGATACTCGTTGCCGTTCAACTCTTTTCTCGCGATTGTTTCGAGCTCAGTTGGTGAGTACTTATTAAGGTTCGCGTTAGCTAATCCCTCTACTTTCTCACGATTAACGTATGTTACCTTAATCGCTTCTTTAGGTTTAACTTCTTCAGTCTTAGCCGTCGCTACCTCTTCAACTGGTTGTGTAGCAGTTTCAGGCTCGAGCACAACGTTGTTCACACCGTCGTAGTCTGCGTCGTTGATTGCTTCGAATTTCTTACTTCCGCGGATGTGTTTGACTCGCGCTCTGTCAAGAGACGATGAACGCGGCGGCGTGCTATCAGCTGCTGCTTCCTGGTCATTGATGTCGTAGTACTTGTCATTCGTTGCCTTCTTACGCGCTACTGTTTTGGTTATGCGCTTACCGTCTGGTTTTTGTAGGTTCGCATCTTCTTGTTCGACAGCTGCTTGGTCGCCTTGCTCATACAATGTATCTTGATTAGCAGCCGTGGTGTCACTGTCACCAATCTGCGCTTCAATAGGAGATTTTAAATTCGACGGAACCGTCTCACCTACTTGTGCTACTGCGTCATCTGCGGTCGGAGTGATAGTGTTTTCCATTCCTAATACGCCGCGCACGAATCTGCTGTATGGCGTATCTGTCTGAGTATCTAGGATTCCGTACTTCGCGTCAGTCTCAAAGTCCTCAATGTAACGTTGGCGAAGTGACTCAGGTAGCTTACTCGCAGCTTTGATAAGGTCCTCGCGGTTATATCCTAAATCATTAGTTGCAGGTTCAGTTGCTGCTGGCGCAGTAGGATTGAGTGCCTGCTCAATAGGTGTTTCATTCTGTGTCGCCGTCTCAGTATTACCATTATGAATAGCATGCAATGCAGAACCAGCACCCGCAGAGATGGAAGAACCAATAACACCACCAAGCGCTGCGGACTCAGCAACTCCTTGATTGAGGTCGCGGCGTGTATCAACTGTGTCTTTGACTGCACTATTAGACAAGCGTTGTTGCCACGCTTCTGTGCCTGCTTCAACAAGACCTTCGCGTAACGCGTTATTGATTACTCCACGCTCTGGTGAATACGCAAGTTGTCCTAATGCCTTAGTCACGATGTTGCGACCAGCGCCACCTGCAGGAATAAAGCTAGCGGCAGCACCTAATGCAGTTGCCCCTAAGAATTCTCCCCAGTTATCTGATAGAGACGTTGCAACCGTGCGCTTAGCTTCCTCTGGGCTCATGCCGTTCTTTGTGAGTTCCTGATACATTGGGCTGTACTGTTTAAGCTCCTGGTCGGTTAGCTGCATCGTTGTTGTGTAGATGTCATCACGCACAGCACCACCAGATTGGAGAGCACCGACTCCTAATGACGCTGCCATTAGAGGAACCCCAACTGATGCACCAGCACCTGTTGCCGATGCGGCAGTACCAGCGATTACACCAGCTGTTGATGGAGCAATGTTACCTAGTAGCTCAGCAGTAGCATCGAGTGGGCGCTCTTTCAAGTTCTCTGTGATTTGCCATGGGTTATCACCGATTGATTCTCTGAACGCGTAGGCATTATCAGCACGGACGCGGTCTGCTTTAGCAGCATCTGACAAAGCAGCTCGGTGCTCGGCAGCTGCTGCTCGGTTGTCGTCACCGTAAGACGGGTCGAAGAATGCTTGCACTTGTGCGACACCTGTTTCAAGACCTGCTGCTAATGAGTTACCAACGTCTTTAAGACCTTGCCAGAACCCAGTCGACTCTTGATTCTCGTAACCCATAACAGTCTGATACATGTCACGTAATGTCTGTGCATCCTTGATTTGATTACGCACTTGTCCAATTGCATCAACAGCCACGGCGTGCTGATAAGCTGCGCGCGTGGCTGCATCGTAACCTTGTGTCTCCGCGTAATCGTGCGCGCGTTGACCAATTACTTTTAGCTCATTGATGAGAGCATTGTTCTCAGCTGCCGTTGCTTCTGCTGGAGCGAATGCAAATGCAGCAGCTGGATTCACTACTTTGTTATGCGACATCGAAGACTCCTCTCAATGCATCGTTTACTTCCGGTTCAAAAAGCTCATTGCTATCGCCGTCACTAAACGCATTAACAATTGCCTGCTCATACATAGCAGGAATATCAGTAAAGGGCGTTTGCTGGACGCTGGCCACTTGGTCAACACTCACAGGTTGACTGTTCTGAATCTGATATGCCTGTTGAGCTTGCTGCGCCTGAGCTCGCTGCTCAGCATCCATGAACAAGGCCGCTTGGCTTTCTTGGAAGCTTGGGTCTGATAGAACTTGCTCAGCTGGATTCTCGTAGTTCAACGCGTAACCTTGCGGAGCACTATCATCTGATGAATCACCATCTTCATATACTGCAGGTTTCCCTGTAGCTGATGCGATGATTTTGTTCATCTTATTCCAACCATGTTTTGGTTGTGAGTACTTAGCAGGTGCAGATGGAAAGCTCGCCCAGATATTACCAGCTTTCTCAACCATACCCTGATAGTTACCTTCGAGTGCGAGCTCAAGAGCTGACTTACCGCCACTACCACGTGCTTGGTCTAATAATGCTAGGGCTCCAATATCTTGGTTGCGTGGTGAGAAGTCTTTCAGACCGAGGTCTTTTTGTAAATCGTTCCACGTTCCTTTCAAGAACTGATAACGACCAGCAGCACCAGATGAATTCACGGTTCCATCTTTCTGCTTGAATTTACGTTGGATATTCGGATGGCGACTGAAGTCGTCAAACGTACCACCACCGAATGTTGTATTATAATCTGCATTTTCAGACGCAGCGATAATATCCAAGGCGCGACGCGCCATTGGGTTATCTAATAATTTTTCGTACTTATTAACGGATGCCATAACCGCCTCCAATTGAAGGTGACCAGTACATTGTGTTTCCTACAGGTGCTGGTACTACAGGGGTAACAGCAGGTCTGTTAGTATTAAACGCGGCACCAACCTTCTCAGTGTTATCTTTGATTGTCGCTTCAGGTACATCTGCGATAAATGCTGAGGTGATTGAACCAGGTTCTAAGCCGTAGGCTTGCTCTGTGTAAGAACCGAGAGACGCTAATTGTCTTAATGCTTGGTCATCACCTGATGATGCGGCTTGGATTAAACCGTTATCTGTTGCGAATTTTTGGAAGCTCTCTAGTGCTTTGACCTTAGCGTTGACTTGCGCTGCGACTGCTTTACCTTCAGCTCCTGCTTTCGCAACTTCCATGTTCCACTGATGTTTCTGCTCGTTGAGCTTAGTGTTATAGTCGAATTGCGTTGCCGCTTTCTGGTCAAAGTCTTCACGACCGACTAAGTGGGCACCAACCTTGCTTGCATTACCAGTGCCTGAGAGAATCATGCCGAGCTCTACTGGTGAATAAGTGCCGAAGGTTCTAACACCATCTGTTACTCTGTATCGGCCATCAGTCGTTGGCTCAACTGCGTAGCCACGCTGCATAACACCATACACCTGTTGACTGTCCAGTGAATGCTCAGGGTTCATGAATGCCTCACGAGCTGCCGTGTTCAAAGCGCCTTGCTGCGCTGTCTGATATAAGTTCGCGCGAGCATAAGGGTCCGCTGTCACATTGAATGCAGATAGCGCTGCCTCTTCAACTGGTCTGAAAGTACCATCGGCATTCTGCATGTACAGAGTTTGTGCACGCACTGCTTCATCGCCACCGAGTAATTTACGACGGCCAATTTCTGCGTCTGTTGCTTTATAGTGATTAAGCGCGTTTGTCGCTGCCACCTTGCTGTTTTGCGTGTCTGCATCTGCCCACACGCCTAATAGGTTTTTCTCATATTGCAGTTGGCTATTCAGTGGCACGAAAGCGTTGGCACCAACCAAGAATGGGTCTTGCTTAAATGCTTGTGCACCACGAGAGATGTTACCTACTGCATCCTGAAATCCAGCCATAATTTACCTACCATGTTCCTATAGTTTGCATACCGACTTGCAATGGAGCGTTAGCACCATAGAAGCCTGCCATTGTACCTTGGTTCCATGCGTTACCAAAGTTGGATAGATTACCGAACGCTGATGCCCAACCAGAATAAGGGTTGACCTGCTGTCCGGCAATACTTGATAAAGAGCTCGCGCCTTGTAATGCAGATGCAGCAACTCCTCTGAATACGTTTGCCCAGTCGAGAACTTCTTTGCGTTGCTTATCTTCAATACGTTCTTTGCGAGCTTCTTCATATCTGAACGCTGCATTGATTGAAGACACACGAGCTTTTGCTTCAGCGGCTCTTAGCATACGACGTCCTGCTCGTGTTGAACCAATACAGTGCGCGGCCTGTTCTCGTTCTAACTTGTCGCGTTGACGTGAGAACTCACGAGCAGAATCAATAACTGCTCTGTCTCGTACTGTGTCGTAGTCCGCCACGTAACCAGCATCGGCGTCTGCCTTAGCTTTATTAATCATCGCAGTTTCAATAGGAGCTGCCGTCCCGTACCAGTGGTCGAACATCTTATCAGACTTATCTTTGATGTTCTTCCACGTCTCGTCCAATCTATCTTGAACGCGGTCAGCCACTTCTTTTTGAAGACCTGCAATATAGAACGCACCAGCTTGTTGAACTGTTGCGATGAGTAGGTTTGTCTTTGCAATAACCTTCATCGCGTTAAAGTACTTACACGCATATTGCATGTGAGCTTCCGCACGCGCAATAGCAGACATATCAGTGATTTTAGAATTGCTGCCTTGAGTCTTTACCTTGAGGTCATCACATGGCTCGACTGTATAATCACCTGATAAGAATGCTTGAGCAGCACCTGCCGCCATTGTTGCTATTGCAGCAACTGCTCCTGTAGTATTTCCACCGGCCATTTTAAAAATCTCCGAATCCGACGACCTCATGGTCGTTGTAGTCATTCTCATAAAGAAGCGCTAATTGCTCTAAAGCGTCCTCGAATTGCTTGATTAGCTCTTCCACATAAAGGTTCTGCTGAGTTGGGTTGTAAGGATTATACAATGATTTGTACTTGTTGAATAGTGCACTTTTCTGTGCATCCTTACTTTCAAGACCCCACTTAGTCTCATCTATGTATTGTTCATAGGGATTTGCCATACTATGACATCGCTCCTATAATTACATCACGATACTCTTCTAAGCCTTTTGATGCACTAACCTTAAGGAAGTCGTACGCCAGAGGTGGCTTAATGAGCAATGGATTCTTAGCAATATGCGTCAGTATAGCTTCTGTTATTATACCATCTTCTGACCGATTTACGAACACCATTATTTGATTAAGTTGGTCATTTCCTGACCAGGCTCTGAAGAAATGCGTTATGTCCTCGACCATATAAAGGTTCTCACCTTCTAATACGTTGCCTATGAATGTAAGCAGATTTATTGCAGTCTGTTGTGCATCTGCCTGGTTGTTTATCTTAAGTACTTCATACGCCATTACTGGCCTCCTAGTTCATTAACTGACGTTGCAATGTGGTATTCTGTAACTTCGCCTTTACCTGATATTGCAACATCGAAATTGATTGTACTATACCCGGCGCGTAAGCGTCTTGGCTTGTTGTCAAACGTAATATGGTCACCTACAACAATGTGCTCGTCGACCATCTCATCGCGCTGGCGTTTAAGCAAACGATGTACCACGTGGAAGTCTGTGTAGTCACCCACAATCTTATACGCGGTGAATGCCGTGTAACCAGGCGCGATGTATGGTTTGCTCTTCCATTGGAATTCTCGCCACTCAAGACCCTCGTCGAATTCATAGATACCATCTTCGAATGCGAGCATAAGTCTGTCCTGATTGGTGCGGTAAACTGCTGTCGGCTTGTCTGATAGCTCAACTAATGTTGAACTCTCAAACTGCTCATGCACGTTGTCTGGCACTTTGAATCTGAATGACATAACATCTGAGAATCCATAGTAGTAGCCATCATGAACAACGCCTTTCAAAGTCCATGGAGCTATTGCGAGCCAATCATCTCTTGAGAAGTATTGTGCTGTTATCACAGTGGATGCATTGCCTTGGAGCATAACTATTCCGTCATTCGTCGCATAGAAACAAGCGCCATTATAGGCAGCCGCTGAATCATAACTTATAATCGGGTGAGTCTCACTTAGCTGTGTTATCTTACGGCAACCTTGAGATGTACAAGGGCTTTCGATTTCAATCACGGCCGGAACCGAGTCAGTCAATATATAACCTGTAGTCTCAGTTGGAATGAAGCGTAGTGGCTTGCCTGTGAATCTTCCATATCGATAAGCCTCAGGCCACGCATGAGGTTTGAATGGTTCACTCAACCAGAGCTCACAACCAACTATTGCAGCCAACTGGCCGTTGTTACAGTACACTAGGTTCTTCGCGTTGTCAGGTAGGTTGTCGTATTCTTCTGTCATACACTCATCACCGTAGCCTGTGCGCGCTTTATGGAGGAACGTGCCAGTGCCGAATGGAACTTCACCAACTTCTAAGAACACGGGTTCCTGTTCTTTGCCATCGAAGTCTACCATTGTCACTGCACAGTAAATTCTGACAGAGTCAATCTTGTAGCCTTCAGGAGCTGTCGTCAGAATATTAGACACAACAACATTATCACCATTATGGCACTCAACTAGGTTACTCACTTCAGACGGGATAGATTCTTGGCACGCGGTTCCTTCACCGAGACACGTAACAAGTGTGTAGAAGTACTCACGCACTTCGCGAGCCATATCGAAATGCGCACCTGTCTGATGAGGCAACGGCTTGAAGTCAATTGCCTGCGCAGTCGGTGTTGTTGTCTCAGGAAATCCAAGTCTCACCCACTCATTGTTACAGGCTTTAGACTTGAGGTTCTGTACTGGATGCTGGCCAAGCCCTGTTGCGACGACGATGGAGCATTCGTCTTCGATGATGTCGACTGAGGCCTTACAATTATCTGACGTGATATAGCAGCAGTTATCAACGAATATATACTTGCCAGTTTTATCTGACACTTTCTTATTCGTTCTAAACGGCTTCAACGTGCCATTGGACAAGTCAACATCGAGAATCTTTGTTGCTGAGTTCTCAGGAAGGTTCCGCTCATGCAGACGCGGAACCAATCCAACGAACCGTGTTAATTTTAACTCAGCCATAATCAACCACCACAGTTACAATCAGGCGGACATTTATTGGCTAACTCAACCATCACGCGCTCTGTGATTCTCTCTGTTGGTCTATGATTAACCGCCTCTGCAAGACCTGTAGATTTCTCACGCTTCTTACCGCAGCACTTGTCCATCATCTTGCAATCTTCTTTACCACAACATTTACAAGTCATATTTTTCTCCAGTATTTTGATGGGTGCTCTGACTGAGGACCTGTTCTGAAATCACGAGCCACATCAATCTTAATCGAACTGATACCTTGGTTGAATTTCTTCTCATACATTAGAGCCAATGTTTGGTCCGCGAAGTCGTACTTAGTCATGAGTAGTATACTAGCTAATGCACCGTGAACTAATACATCGTGGTGGCGGTCGTATAATAGTTTGTCTATCTCGCACGTGTCCTGCGTAGGTGCTGCGTAGTAGACAATCTCAAGTGTTCCGCCGTCGACCTTCGGTGGCTCGTCCAGCACTATTTTGTCAGGCGGGAAGAATCTGAAGCCATCACAAATACGCAGTGGTTCAAAACATTTCTTACGTTTACAGCAACCATCACGTAGTTCAACAGACTTCACATTCAGAATCTGCTCTGAGCCTGACTCAAGATAATAATCGGTCACGCCTGTCTGTAGTGTAATCTTTATTGTTCGTTCGAGAAGTCTTGACTCACGAGCTATCGTGTATGCAGCTTGTCTGATGTACTCGATTGCGATTGAATCAGGAACCCCCTCAGCTACTAATGTTACTCGTGGAAGAATGGTTTCGATGTCAATAAACTCAACATCTCTCTCGTCGTTTCTAAAACAACAAAAGTCCGCTGGTGCGGACTCATTATTGCATTTAGGTCTGATACTTTGGCCACATCCGCAACCCATAATTTCCTACCTTATTTACTAATTTGTTTCTCAACTGCGCTCACATACCCGAGATTCTCTAAGAACGTTCTGCGTCTCGCCTCAGATATTGCGCGGCTTGTTTGGCTTTCATGCTCGGTGCCTAACGCACGATATACTACATAGTCGATGATGCTTGAGTATTTTTGTGATACATACCAAGGAACATCTGCCTCTAAATCAAAAGGAATTTCGCAAGGTCTAATTGCACATGTTAGACGTGCCCAAGCATCTACACCTGGTTTTAATGGCGGGTGAACCTCAAACTTGTTTTCGCTGTTAGGTAATAAATTGAACGATTTTGGTTTGTCTGTTGCAGAACCAGTACCACAATTTTTCTTACCAAACGCCGTAGCCGCAGCAGTGTTTGTTTTGCGTAACTCTTCAATTGTATTGCCATGTGCGTCTGTTAAAGCGTCAACAGACAAAATTTTATCACAACAACACGGCTGCTGTAGTTCGCCCTCAGATAGTTTCACCACCATTGTTTTTTCAAATAGTGCTGGAACGAGTTGGAATAACTCCTCTAATGATTCATTGATGTAATCCGTTAGAATCTCGTCTTCAAACCGGTCTTTGTCTCGGTCGTTTATGTCGATGCGTATACGAGCGAGGACGTCCTTAAGTTTCATAGTGCTTCACCAATTAGTTGTCTAATTCAATTTCGCCGCCAGTCGCCTGACCACGTTTACCCTTAGTTGCCGCTACTGGTTCACCATTCTCGTCAACTTCATGGATGTAGTCTGACTTCGAGTTCGAGCGTAACAATTTAGCGGTCACAGGGTCTGTCACGTCGAACTCAATACCATTGACATGAGACGCGAATACTGAGGTTGTTTTTTCCATTTTCATAATCCTTCTAAAAAGGCCCACCGGCTAGGTGGGCCACAAGTTATTATACGTTGTAACCGTACACTTCGAATACGCGTGAGAACAAGTATTCACCATGCGCAGTTAAACCTTCAGCTGGAAGAGAAGTGATTTCTAATTCAATCGCGTTCACTTTGTCGGTGTAGAAACCGCCAACTGTGTTTGCATACACAACGGTTGTACGCTGTAAAGCTTTCTCATCAACAGTCACAGGGTCTGCTAATGTAGCTTCTTCAGGAGCTGCTTGAGCTGCTTTGATGCCGCGACAAACTTCGTCGTACTCAGATTTGTAGACGAAAACTTTCTCAGCATTTTGAGCACCACTTAATTCAACAGCAGGTTGAATCTTGAAGCCTAAACCAGCTACTACTTCGCGAGCATCAACTTGCACAGCTGTTACGCGTGAGTGGTTAGGGTTTAAGAAGATACGCAACTTGTCGCCAACTTTTAAATCTTCTGGGCCTTTACCGTAGCGTAAGCTTAAACGGTTCAATAAAGTTTTTAAGTCAACTTTATCACGGTAGTTGTACGCACCGTCAACACGGTTATCCGGTTGAGCTACAAATGGAAGATTTGTATCAGGGTCATGGTCTGCACAGTTACCTGATGGGCAACCGCAGCTAGCACCTAATTGCGCACGCATTGTGTTGGTGTTTTTACCACCTGCATATAAGTTATAAATAGCCATGTGTCACGCTCCTTAGTCTAACACTACTGCAAGAACTGCAACGCTGCGACCTGAAAGAACAGCGGTATCGAATGTATAGTTACCGATTAAGTAAATATCGTTCAATACAGTGTCCCATTCTAAGTAGCGTAAATCAGATGGGCTCGCAATATGCTCTGGGTTAGCAATAATTACATACTCAACTGTACGGCCGTTTGGTAATTTACGACGCGGCATGTATAAACTTGAGTACACTTCAAAACCGAATACTGGGTGCAAGATGCCTGAGATATTCGGGTTGTTGTCTGGGCAACATAAGTTTGCACCAGTAGCTGCTTGCTCAGAACGCAAGCGTGTGTAGAAACCAGGTGATGCAACAACACGTAATTGTGATGTGCCACACATGATACCAGCTTCCATCAACGCTAATTCAGCACGCTCTAATGCAGCAGTCGCAGAGATTTTGCCTTGGCCTTTACCAATCAATAACGGATTAGTAACAGAACCTAAGTCGATGTTGTGTGATTGTAAACCAGCTTTGTTACCTTGGTTGAATGATGCAGCTTGTGAAACAATCATACGGAAGCCGTAGCCTTCAGATAAGTTACGTAATGCTAAACCTAGCATTTTTTCGTAGCCATCTTGAACTTTCTTCCAGTTATCTGCAATTGATAACGCTTCTGCACGGGAGAATTTTTTCTTGATGTCAATATCTTGGCAGATAGTGATTTCACCAGAGCGGAATGGGTTATCAGGTTCCCATGTTTCACCGTTGAATTGGTTACCAGTGAACTGACCAACTTCAATACCTTCTAAGATTGTGTAGTGCGCAACAGGTGCACGGTCTAAACCTAAGCTTTCGATTGTGTAAGCAGGGTTAGAAATTTTAGCAAGGGTTGAACAGTTAATTGCTTCAGAAATTACGATGTCTGTAACGTGGTCCGGGATATATAGACCTTCAACACCTTGATAATCTGCAGCCTTATTTTTAAATGCATAAGACATGTGTTATACCTCAATTGTTAATTTGATTCTTCGTGTCCAGCTAAGTATTCACGCAAGCCCTTTGTATCACCTCGTACTTTGAAGCGGTTCACAGCAATGTGGAATTCCTCTGATGAGACTTTCTTTTTACCATTGCTTGAAGGTCGCGAGTATGTTGGTGTGGTATTACGCGGCGGGACTGTTGGATTCGACGCAGGCTCTTCCGGAGTCTGGTTCTTAGAAGCCTTATACTCACTGATTAGGTTTGCAATGAATCCGATGCGAGATACATCGCGCTTCGCTCCAATATCGTCCATTACAGATAAAGCAGTGTTGCCGAACCAGTCGGTCTTACCGCTTGCGTATTGAATGAAGTCCTCATCAGCTCGTAATGTGTGAGCTTCTGGAATTTGACTACGTACAGAACTTGCCCATTCTTTTTCAAGTGTCTTAGCAGTCATATCCTGGAATCGCTTATCGATTTCAGCGCTGACATCAACTGGTGGGGTGGCCGGTCTTGTCTTAGCCAGAATCTTAGTTAGTAGGTCGGTTGCGTCGTCACCAAAAGTATCGGAGAGTTGTCTCTTCTCTTCTTCAGATAGAAAGTTCTCTTTCTCTTTTTGTTGATACGCTTCAAGACGTCTACTCGCCTCTTCTAATTGTCGCTGAGCCTGCTGAGCACGTTCCTCTGCTTCTTTAGCTCGGTTCTGCGCAGTCAATGCTTCAACAGCAATACGATTTCGCTCTTCGCGCTCGGCGCGTAGTTCTTCTTGGGTTTTTGTCAAACGACCTTTCCAGGCGGCAGCATCATTAGCTTCCTTGTTTGGGTCAACTTGGGGTTCAAAACCATTTTCATCAGGTTGAGGTACAGTGGCTGGTGGTGTTTGGTCTTGAGGCTCTTCTGCTGCGCGGCGAGCCGCTTCGATGCGGTCGCGTCTGAACTGTGGTACACTTGAATTTGTCATGTTAAATTTTCCTTAGTGGTTTCTATGAATTGCACTAGTATCTATAGGAACTCTCTTTTCGAGTTACCTGTTTTTTATCTTCAAATATTAGCTTAGCTAATGTTGCGATTGCATTCGCTGTCATTATATCTGCGTTTCTTACAGACTCATCTGACTCGAATCTTTGTTCGCCAAGAAGATAGTGGTAGTGTGAATAAAGAAATTCTTCGAGCGCTTCTGCCGTCTGTTTGTCTTTAGACAGAAGCGAACGGAGTCTTTCCAATTCAGGTCTAGCATCGCGAGGATTCGCTATGCGTTCCCATAATGGAGCTTTCGTATTAGCAACGCGTGCATCCACTTTTTGCCGCCTTATGGGTTTTTGCTAATGTATTTGCAGTCATTGCCATGACAGCACGTACACGACTGGTCGAATCTTGGATGCGACCTGTATGAACTTCTTTTGCGCGGGCGAATTCTGGACTAGGTCCACCCATTGTTTTTTGACGCATATTAACTCCTAACAAGTTTTACGTTTAACAAAATCATCGTATGCTTCAACAACTGCCGTATCACCTTTCTCTGATTCATACAAGAACATGTAATGACCAGCGTCGTCGATAACCGCAGTTGGTGATTGGTCGGTCAAAACTACTTGAACACCACAGCGAATGTATGGCAATTGCCCAATAACAACTACGTCACCTGGCGGCTGCGGACCGACACAGCAATCCTCAGATTTTGACCATGAGTCAGACCCAGTGTTTCCGAGTCTGACCATCATAACTTTCACCTTATCACCTGGAGCTATACTCCAGGCGATTAAGCGTTTAGGGGTGTTCAATACGTCAACCACTTGGCTCGTCGTGTTGGCTTGATTTAGCTGGAACACATTACCGTTGAAGTTGCTGGCTCGTACACTCTGGGCTTCCTTGGTTTTAGGCTCAGCTTCAATTACTGAACGAACTGTTCGGATTGACATATTGACCACCTTATTGCTGTTTAATCTGACGAACGATTAAACCGATTACACCAAGACCTGTAATGAACCATGGCTTCCATTGTTCAGGTAACAAGTCTGCGATTGGTTGAACTGTTTCGTTTAAGACAGGTGTTACTACAACACCTGCTAAAACCCAGTTAGACCAAGAACGAATTGCGTCTTTGAATTTGTAAAACTGCATTTAATACTCCTACTAGTACATGATTCCGTAGCTTTGAGCCGTTTTCTTACCAGAAACGCCGTTAGCAATAATATCTGCAAGTGGTGTGTGGTCATACCAGTGCAACGTTGTAGGTGCTCCTGCAGTTGTGTTACCGGTCATAGGCGTACCATTTGCAGGTTCATGGAAACGCTGACCAATATGTAATTGGCCTTGTGTTTCGACATACACGAAATGACCACCAGCGTAGTCAGTAATCACTGTGCGGTCTAGGATAATCATGTTATCATAAGACCCGATGTGAACGACGCTAGCTGTTCCACATTTAATCTCACAACCGCGGAAATGGATTTTTGTGTTACCTTCTGAGAAGCCGAATGCACCAGCAATAGGTTTACCATGTGGTTCTACTACTTCAATCTTGATACCATTGAAATAGCAAAGTTTACTAAAGTTAGCTTGTAATACACCAGCAACTTGACCGTATTTCAATACATCAAATACTAGACGAAGTGTAGGTTTTTTAAGCTCTTTAGAGCGGGCCCAGTTAGCTGAGTTAATAACATTTTCATTTACCACCTTATCAGCCGTAGGACCATAAGGCTCCATGGTGAACTGAACATCATCGCGAGTCATCAGTGATTTCTTCCAGTCATGTACGTCATCTTCATACAATTTGAAAAGAACCTTGTCACCATCTTTAATACGAGAGAAACCTTCAGTAATAGTTGCAAGTGGTTTATCACGAGTTCCCACGTTGTCATCGCTACCCATGGAAGAGCTTACGTAGAACTTATGAACATTCTGGTCACCAACATATAAGCCATCATCAACGACCTGTAATTTGTTGTTGCTTCGTTTAGAAATCTTCGCTGCTAATGCTTTGTCGTGGCCATTACCAACAATTGTACGTTGGTCAGCAACAACACCACCGAAGTTCGCTAACTTACCAGTAGCAGATGTACCATCGCTGTAATAATAAGTTACTGTGCCATCATTTTGGTTAGGCACAATACGAGTAATGTAACGACCTGTGCCACCTGCTTTCGCGATTGCGTCATCAATAATCTTATTGACATCGTCGTCAGATAGACCTTGTTTGCGTAATGCTTCGATGGCTTCTGCAAGACCTTTGTCACCAGTTTGCTGAGCTTCTTTGGCAGCTTGTAACTTAGCTTCTAAGTCTTTAATCTTACGGTAGTTACCTTCAGCTTTTGCTGCAGCCAATGCAACTTCAATGTCTTTGAGTGCATTTAACTTACCGTTGAGCTCACGAATGCGAGCTTCTAAATCGTTGCCTAAACGGTCATACTTGTTCTTAAGAGCTTCTTCAAGTTTCTCAACTTGTGGCTCTAAGTCTTTAACGTACACACCGTTCTTATCAGCCTTGATAGCATTATCTTTTTCAGTTGATGTATTAAGACCTAATGGGCTTTTCTCATCAACGCCACCACCTTTGAGTGTATCATCATGAACAATCTCACGTTTCTCGAGGTTCTCGATACGCGTGTCTTGCTCTTGTTGCTCTTTATTGTACTTAGTACAATCTACAAAACCTGCCATAAGGCCTCCTGTTTGTTACATATAATGTATTGTATAGAATTAAGCAGACTATGTACATAGCCTGCTTTCAAATTATTTGATAATAATAATATCAACTAGTGGATTATACACTGAATCGGTCGCTGTTGCTGTACTTGATACAGTAACTGTTGTGATTCGAGTTACACCATCTAGACCGTCATCAACGCGTGAATCAATGTTGATAGCACCACGCACTGTCGGCAGAGCCACACCATTGATAGTGAACGTTGTTACTTCACCTGCTGGAATCTCGATGCGTAGTTTCTCGGTTAACTCGATGTCAGAATCTGTTAAGTAGTTAAAATACTCCTGCGAATCCCAATACCCCAAACCAGCCATTATAACAGCACCAACTGGCTTATAGGATGTTGCATCTTGTGTTCCCAATAAGTGAACATTCTTATCGTATTCTGCACCAACAGGGTTTACTAATACATTAAGCTCATCGTACTCATGATACGCGTTCCCATTGTTAACCTTGGCGATAGTCTTTAATGGGACCCACTTAACATACTTAGAATTTGCATCCGTTGATACTGTGCGCTCTGCTCGTTTCTTGGTGTTCGTCACTGTTGACTTAGACGCGCTAACAGTCCAAACCTGATATTTACAGTTAGAACCACCAGGACGACCCACAATTATAGCGCGCTTAGCTTCACTAGTGAATGTTAGGTCACCAGACACATTATCAAACGTATAAGCATCGGTGACAGCAAAATAAGAATCAGCGAAGTCATCTCTAGATTGACCACGTAACGTAATAGTATGCACCTCATAAGTATCAGTACTATCAGTTGATGCTAACTGTTTCACAACACCAGCAGCATTATCTCTTGATAATACTTTATTGTTAGTGTAAACTACCAGGCTTGAGATACCTCTCAAGTTAATAGTAACACCGTTCAGTGTTGATGCACTTGTGATGATGTTGTAGTCAGTGATGTCTATTTCACCAGGGAATCCACCAGTTGCAGTTTGGCGAGAACCATATAGACGCTGACCATTATAGGTCGCTTCTACTAATGGACACTCTTCAGTGTAGGTTCCTTCAGATTCACCAGTCACAACTTTCGCTTTACGCGGAAGAGCAATTGATGCTGTGTTGTTTGATGACGCGGTATCACCATCTAATGCAACAGTGGCTGTCGCGAACGTTGGACCGTTGTGGCGTACTTTAAATGTGAAGCTCTCATTTGAGCTTGCCGCCACATTAAGAGTACGTTCTGCAGCTTGGTCGATTTCTCCACCAGCACCAATGGTTAACGTTACACCTTGAGCTTCTTCTGCCATTGTGTTCGTTACGACAACGCGGACTGTAGATTCTGTTGTTGCACCGTTAAGCTCAGAACCAACGAGCTCAAGTGAGACACCAACATCTTTAAATAGTGGTGCCTTGTACTTGGCTTTGTACACGTTACCTTCGGCATCTACAGCAACAATTGTCGAGCCATCAACAAACTGTTTCTCCTCAAGAGATTCCGTGTCAAAACCTTCACCACCAATAATTTCGAGTTTACCTTCATCGTTATATTTGATAGTACTACCATCGACATAATCTGTAAGGTCTACATCGTATTGTGTTTGAGCTTCATTCGCTTTGAAGCCGCGTCCCATGTTTTCAGGGATTACTACAGGTTTCTTAATCATTTAATAATTCCTTATAGATGGTCAAATACTAGACTAGGAGTAGATGGGCCACTAAGAATGATATTAGCACTTCCACTGTACTCAACAACTTCCAACTTATATTGGTCATAATCAACATTGCTCACGGCGCCATCTTTTGAATACACATAACCCATGTCATATAATTTTGCTGGAACAGACGCATACATCTCTCCTGCTGGTATAGTTGCTTGGTATACATCATTGAATAGCTCAACGCCGTTATTAGTCTTAGCATGAACTACGAGACGGAGCGCGATAGGTGCATCAGTAGGACGCGAGAGTGTAAACACAACATTACTTGCACTACCGAGTGGGTCGAAGCTATCTATTAGGCTACTGCCATCATAACCACTTTCACGACTTGAGCTTTTCAGTCCTGCCTCAACGACAGGCTTAGGTTTAGGTTTAGGTTTAGGCTCATCGGAAGGTTTGTCTTCTTTCTCTTCCTTCTCGCATGTCTCAGCGAAGACGTAGCCAACTTCGACCTTACCGAACGCATCAGTGAGTAAAATGCCAGGGCATTTTTGTGCCTGTACTTTTACTTCAGAGCCATCTTCTTTAGTGATTACTAAAGTGCCGTCTGTGACTGTTGCGTCCTTAAGTTTTGAACTACCTACGCCGTCTTCACCTTTATCACCTTTCGGTCCTTTCAATGATTCTAAGAAGTCATTGACGGACCCTGCATTTCCGTTGTCTAACCAGATTTGGTAGGCAGATTTTCCGTCTACACCGTCAACGCCGTCTTCACCAGTATCACCTTTAGGACCTTGAGGACCAACTTCGCCAGTATCACCTTTAGGACCTGCCTCACCAGTATCGCCTTTAGGACCTTGTGGGCCTTGTGGACCTACCTCACCAGTATCACCTTTGTCACCTTTAGGACCTGCTTCACCAGTATCGCCTTTATCACCTTTAGCTGCAGCGGCTCCATCTAAGCCTTTAGGACCTTGCGGACCAGTGTCGCCTTTAGGACCTTGAGGACCTTGAGGACCAGTGTCACCTTTATCACCCTTGCCACCTTTAGGACCAGGTTGCGGGTCTGCACCTTGACCAAGAATCTCCGGGTTAACGTGGACTTTCTTTGTCTCTTTGTTAACAGCGAAGTCATCTGACAAGTTATGCGCGACCAAGTAATTCAACACTGAACCAACGATAGCTTCAGGCAAACCGGCTTCAGAAATTGGAACTAATTTTTTAGTCATTACTTAACCCTTAATTTTATCACCGAAAATATCGGCATACTTCATATTTGATTCCACAATAACTGTCTTACCAGCTTGAGAACCGCCTTTTGCCTCGTTATTTCCGCCACAACCACAGTCACTTTGATAAGCAACCATTTGAGCTGCAGCATTTGAATTGTTGATAGCGAAACCAATAATCACTGTTCCTTCTTCTGTGCACGAACGCACCGGGATAGTGTGACCTGGTCCTGCTTCAGGATAAATATAACCGCGGATGTTGTCATCACAGTCTTTTACCTCAACAGTAGCTGCTGGGTCTTTATGGTCATAAGGACTAAACATCCAAGCCATCTTCACGAACTTAGGACCATCACATACTGAGTCTTCAAGCATTGGAAGTGGTTCTGTCGGGTCGTCGTGACAAGCACAACCACATGGGTCAATGCCTAACTCAGCAGGACTTGGACAGCAACCTTGTTCGATTTCTTCTGCCTCAATCACAACGTCCATTGCTGATACGTTCTTCAATGATGGCTGGTAGATACCGGGTCTGTTGATGATAATTGTGTTACGGCATTTTGAAAGTGATGGTTTGCATGCACCAATCATGTAGTCACTCGCGCGACCTACTTTCAACTCAGATGGTGGAATAATGCTACAACCCTTTCTCGCAAACGTTTTGCGGTCTGCGTCGTATTGAATTTTCAAAAAGGTTACGCAGTCACCGTCGCCTAAACCGTATGCAGTAATCTGCACTGGGTCTGTGACGACAATAGCGGAGACTTCAGGCGAACCTTTCTTGGTTAATACCTCAGCCATCATTTACCTCCGGTTGCTAATTTAACAATGGCACTCACTACTTCTTGAATTCCTTCGTAGCTGATACCCTTGCGCGGGACGATTTGAATAGGTTGTCCCCACCATAAAACCTTATAGCCGTTAGACTTACCACCTTCAGTGAAGATGACTTCGTCCTTGGCATCAGCAAAGCGAATATGACAAACACCCGTGCTGACATGCGTTACAGTTCCCCAACCATAACGGTCATGCCACAAGCGGTCACCCACATTTACTGAATCTCCGTCGATTCTCATATTGAGCTCCTACTTATTCATTTGTCGCAAGCTGCGACCATCAAGAACACCTTTGTCTGTAACAGCTGTGTTCAACTCAAATTGAGCGGCTGCATTCGGCATGTAGTTATCGACAGGCAACCCCATGCTGTCTAGATAATCTCGGATTGCACCAGAATATAATTCGTCTGGAACAACACCCTGCTCTCTCAACGCCCCAAGCTGAGGAACAACACCAGCTAACGCTTTCGCTTTATCAACTTCTGCTTTGAGACCTAGCAATCCAGTTGCTTGGACCTTAGCATCAGCTTTGATTTCATCGTCACCACTCACCATGTTTCTTGAATAGAGCAACATGATTAGAGGTCTGATAATAAATTCATCTATATTTGACGCACAGTTCTCTAAACCAAGCACTGCGTTGTCGTTAATGAGAGCCAAGCCTCCGAGTGTACGACCGGCTCCTCGTAAACCTGTGTCACCGTTCAAGAACGCAGGAAGACCACACTCATCATCTGCCAGACGAATCTGGTTCTGTAATAAGTTAAACTGCATAAGGAACGTCGGTTGAACCTGGTGCATACGCACAGGAACTACTGAGTGGTCCTTAGGTGAAGAATAATATCTGCTGTATGGTCTGAACGACACATCAGCTACGTGGTCAAACGCGTTTGAGTTCACTTCAAATGAAGGACCTGATGAATATTCTGAGTTCGCTAACATCGCGTACTGGATTCTGTTCACGACTAACTGTCTGTCGTAAACCATCATGCCAACAGAAATACCATAAGGACTTCCTGCTACCCGTTTATAGTTCGCCGAATAATACGTGCGCTCACCTAATGGGTGATTAACAATCTGGCAGCGAATAACGCGACGGTCAATAACTTCAATGTCTGCGACGAAGTACTTGTTGAAGTCTTTCTCCTTGACATTGCAGCCATAACTACAGAGCTCCATACCAGAAACTAATGTCTGACATTTTAATACTGTGAATAAGTTCTCATCAGTTTCTACTGAGCTTCCTGACTCGTCAACAACACCTGCCCAGTTTCCGATGCAGTTATCGATGACATCTAAAATCGCATCATCTATGTAACCAAGTTTCTTGTTGCCGACGAAGTCTAACATTTCATCTCGGCTGCGCTGCATGAGTTCAATAATGAATTCACCGTCTTGCGCAGATGTTGCGTCAGGAGCAAAGTAGATATTTTGCGGACTCACTCGTCTGAATGTTGGTTTAGCAATTCGTTCTCTCACATATTTATTACCAGACCATTTTGTATTCTCCACTACCTCGTTATCATAAGCGATAACTGCATAAGGATATAACGCGAGGTCATATAATAAATCTGTCATTGCTTTCGAGTATGATGCTTCCACTAACTGGTCTGTAATTTTCTTTTTCATCTTGCCAGTTGCGGTCGTAGCAAGTTTCATCTCTTCATTGCGTTGAAGTTCCTTAGATTCTTTCGCAATCTTCGTGACATAGTTCGCAATCACTGGATTGATGAAACCGTTCTGAATAATAGCCTGATGAGGAATTCCTGCTTCCTGTAGCTTCAATGCGAGATTCATCTTCACAATTTCGAAAGCCTTGTCAGACAGTTTCTTCGAGAGCTCGACAATCGGAGTCGGCTCGATATTGAAAGGAACTTTGTCACCGTTACCTACGAATTTCGAACGTAAGTATGATGCTGTCATGTTTGATTTAATTTGCACGAGACCAAAATAAGATGACATACCAGGTCGTGCTTCTAATTCTTCTCTCTCGTGTATCTTATGATACGCCTGATATAAAAGAGAAAACCAGAGCTCCACAGATTTCCCCATTACCATTGACTGGGTTCTATGCGCTCTGGCTCTATTGAACTGGTCTACGACTAAAGTAGCGAGACCATCATAGATGTTATCGAGTTCTTCTTCAGGAAGAGTGACATTAGACTCGGACATTTATTACGCTCCCACTATTTAATCTCGATTTCGTTACTGATTGGCCGGTCATTGCTCCGCGACCTCTTATGTTCTGTAAGTAGAACGTCATTGCGATGGCGTCCGCAATATCAGGAGAACGTTTCATTCCAGACTTGCTCTGCAACTTGAACCTGTCTCTGCTATCATACTGATAGCTCAACATCATTAGGTCTCCTTGAACCACGTCTGAGTCTGGTATCGACACTTCGTCTTGTAACCACTCAGCCATGCGCCACCACATTTCAGCCCGCTTATTATAGAACGCTTCTGGCTTATCGGCTTGTGCAGAAGCAACTGCCTCATGACACACAGACCCATAACCCATTTGAACAAGGCGGTCATAGACACCGGCACCGAGTCCCACAACGTCGACCATAAATGCATCGAGGCCATACAAATCAATCAACTCTGCGCAGCGCTGGGCTATGACCATTGTATCGTCAATTTTCGTACGAACAATCTTGAGGACCTTGCGGCCTTGACGAATCACGATTGCTGTGTGGTCTTTACCCTTACGAGCTGGGTCACAAGCCCCTATAATCGGTCCTACAGCCTCAACGTCATCACGCTGACGTGCTGCAAGAACATCTTTCGCCTCGATGAAACTCTCATTCGCTGATTGGAAAGCTTCTAATGGAGATGCTGGGTACTGCTCTCGAAATAACGCAAGACGTCGTGCCTCGCTTCCTTTGAACGACTTAATCTTCGACTGACGCCAAGCAAGCTGCTCATCTGTCAAGCCATAAAGCTCTTGGTACTCACGTTCTTCTTGCGTGAACTCTTTTCCCGTAGGGTCCACCACATACTCTTTCATCATGAACCACGGATAGAAAACCGGCTCGTACTCGTTCTCACCACGGACTGCTGCCTCCCATGTCTCATGGAAATAGTCACCGAATCCGTTCGCAGTACTCTCAAGGAATATCATAGTTCCCTTACCATTAGGAATTGCTTGGAGAACACCAGCAATCATATCCTCTTGGTTTCTGGAGCGCGACACCTCAGACCAATGCAGAATCTGTACAGTAGAACCGTGACCTGCGTTTCTTGAACCTGATGTTGCAGTTCTAAACGCTGAGTCAATACCACTGAAGTTCATCAAGCTCGTGCTGTCACGCGTCGCCTTCGGTTTGAAAGCTTCCCAGCAGTTGTCGTGGTAACGCTTAGTAATCTCAAAGAGCTCTTGTGTCTGTTGGTCTAAGTGGGTGAGAACGAGTGTCTTCACACCTTTATTGCGGGTGGTATACCAGTAGGCAAGTGCTTCAATCAAAGTACTAATCCCCATCTGACGTGCTTTCAAGATAATGAACCGAGCTTTGCCGGTCTCGGCCATCTGTCTCTCATAGCGACTGACGAAGTCTTGTTGTGCTTCATTTAGCACAAAAGGTTGAATGCCATCAACCTTAGTACGAATCTTTAAACAATCACTTGCGAAGCGTTGGAAGTCATGCTGATAGACCTGACGAAGCTCCGCCACTTGTTGGGCAACTTCATTCTTGGTCATCTTGTTTCTTACCTGACTTCACGCCTTTCAGAAATTCTTCGAAGTCATCAACACCTTTCAACGCCGTATTATCTGTGCTTGCACCAAGTGCAAGGCGAGATACTGCCTGGATGTTCTTAAGCGCTACCGCGCACGACTGAATTTCTACTGGCTTGGTTACTGATGGTAGGACCTCACGAATCTTCTTACCAATTAGCATCGAGATTTCAAGATGCATTTGGTTATGCTCTTGCAATGCATCTTCCATTTCCTCATGGAATCTGTCTGCAACAGCTTCAATTCGTTGGTTGTGGAATTCGACGCGCTGGTCATCCCAGCGTTCGCGAATGCGAATCACATCAATTGCAGCGGCTCCTGATGCAATGTACTTCGTTTTGAAATCTTGCCACGAAATCGTAGATGTGACATACAAGGTGCGTAGACGCTTAACGTCTATTTCGAGGTCGGGTCTGTCTTGTAGTTGGAATGTAGCGTCTCCCAATCTACCTGCAAAGTCCTCAGGTGTTTCGTCAGGCACGGTGCCGGCCGATACTTCCTCAACGACCTGAGGGTCTGTTCCATAGGTATCAATCTGACGTCGCATCTGAATACCACGAAAGGCTTTGGATTGCACGTCGCGTTTATGTGCTGCCTTGGTGCCGGCCAAGTCCTGCGACATTTCGACTGCTTTCCCTAAGTGTGATAATTTTTCAGATGTCTTCGCCATAATGTTAACCTAATGAATACCCGATGATGATACCTAATGCAAGACCTACCCACACGCGAAACCCTAAGCAGCATGGACAGTCAGTGCCATACGCGACCAACTGACTCATGTAACGCACGGGTTTTAAAAACCATGGAAGGTCTTCCCAAATTTGTTTACACGCTTTCATTTCTGTGAATCCTGATTGACTTAGCCGGGACGAACACCACGTTGTGCGGTGAACATCCTGGCTTAAGTTGGCTCTGGGACGAGGACTGTCACGTTCGTGTACTTTGCACGTTCAACTGTGAAAGAGTTTTACTTGTGCGTTTCCACCTACTTGTGACCGATGACATGGTCCCAGAATTCGGTTGAGAACCAGGTTTTCCTAGTTCTCGAATCTTGTGACGCTCAGCATGCCTGGTACTTAGCGACCTAGACAGGCTGACAACTGGAGTGACGCTTCATCCGGCAACTGAGCATCTTGTGGGTATTATACTAAGTTTTTGGGAAAGTAAACACTATAATAATTTTTGTTGATATTATTGTAGTGACTGTGTTTCCTTGTTGCCTTGTTTGGTTAGTTTCCTTGTTGCCTTGTTTGGTTGTTAACCTGGCAGCCTTGCCTCGTGGCGGCGTTGCGGGAGTAGAATAAATATCCGAAATTAGGCAGAATCTTTTAGTTTCTCAATTTTTCTGTTTGAAGATTATGCAGGTGGTTATCTAAACTGTTGTTTCTAAACGGGTTTTCCCCTATTAGTTTCATAGTTTCATTCTATTCCTTAAATAGGAGGATTAGGATTAGGTAGTAATAATATATATAGAGTAACTGTAATAGAAAGCATAGAGAAATCTAAAAGAATAAGGAGATTCATCTTCTGATTTTTTTTACATAAGTCGTTGATTTAAAAAGAGTTTCATTTTTAATTGGTTGATTTTTGTACAAGTTACTCCGAATTTCAATGCTACACTTTTTGATTTTCTAATTAAAAAACAGAAAAAATGATTTTACAAGTTAGTTGATTTAATATATTATTGCTACCGAATTCATGAAACTGGTTTAATAAAGAGGACACTACTACTCTAAATTAAATCTTAATTTTACTCGACACTACGGAGAACCAAAAAATGTCAAAAAAGGTAGAAACAATTTCTAAAGAAACTGTAACCAAAGGATTGTCAGACGCAATTATGGCAGCGTCGGCAACATTCTCACGCGCACATCGAGCTGCAATGTATTATGCATTTGTACCATTTTCTGAAAGTCTAGACTTAGACTTAGACCTGGAATTTCTATTAGAAGACCGTCGCGTTGGGTCGCTCGCAGCAGGACGCCCCAATGACACTTATATAGCTTATTGGCCGGTGCACCAGAAAATTTTTAAAGGCTCACTAAGCGAAATATCTAACGAAATTGGTTGCAGCGTACAGGTCCTTTATAAACATAGAAATAAGGCATACTCTGATGGTCAAGACGCATTCCTTAAACGTAACGGTCAGACTAGTGAATTTGTTGAAATTAGACAGGTTACAGAAGAGAACACTGAAGACATGATTATGTCTTTATATAATAAGAAGAGACAAGAACTTATTGCACGCGCAAATCGCAAATTTAATGAAGATGGCTCATACTAATTAGAGGTTTATTATGGCAACAGAGAAAAAGGTGAAAGTTAAGACTGCTTCACCACCAGCTGACCCTGTTGAATTGTTCAAGGCAAAATTAGCTGAGTCAGGTCTTGATGAAGACGATGCTGAGAGTCTGGGATTAGAACTTGTTTCTGCAGAGGAGACAGCTGCGTTTGGGAAAAATTTTATTCCGTGCGCATCGATGAAATTTCCTTATATGGATAAACTCGGACTTGAAACATCCGACATTGCAAATGGGGAGCCGTACTTCCGTGTGCGCTATTTAGGTGACTACGAAAGAATCTACCGTCAGGTCAGAGGTGAGAACGGAAATAAAAAGCCACCGAAATATATGCAGAAGTCTCAAACACTTCCTATGGCGTACTTCCCGCATATTGGTGATGTAGACTGGTTAGCAATTTCTGAAGATGTGACTGAGCCTATTATTATTACTGAAGGGGAACTGAAAGCTGCTAAGGCTACTAAAGAGGGATTTCCTACTATCGGTCTTGGTGGAGTATCATCATGGCGTTCAGTGAAACACGGGATTGAGATGCTTGATGGCTTGAAAGAAATCAACTGGCAGAGACGGCATACTTACATAGTGTTCGATTCTGACTATAAGACGAATCCTGCAGTTTGCGCAGAACTACATAAGTTAGCTGAATATCTAGATTATCTCGGGGCATTCATTTATATCGTTACTCTTCCTCTTGCTATAACAGGGCATGAAGGAAAGGTAGGTCTTGATGACTTCTTAGTTAAAGAACAGGGTGCAAATGCCAAATTCATGCAGCTATTAAAAACAGCTGAACCATTGGGATTCGCACGCGCGCTATTTGAATTCGGCAATAAATATGCATATATTGATGACCCAGGAATTGTAGTTGATGTAAAGACTGGACGAAAAATTTCTGTTGATGTATTTAAAGGACATCTCGCTGCACCGTCACAGTATATGAAAGGGGTGCTAGCAAAAGATGGCAGCATAAAATATCAACCAGTTAAGGCAGCAGCAGAATGGGTTAGTTGGCCACTCAGACGGGGTGCTGACCAAATGATTTACTCTCCCGGCAATGATAGATTCTTCGACAGAAAATTCAACACATGGACAGGTTGGGGAGTTGAACCAGCTGAAGGAGATATTTCTCCGTTCATCGAATTATTAGACCACTTATTCACGGACGCAGAAGAAGGTGCTCGCAAATGGTTTGAACAATGGTTAGCGTATCCATTACAGAATCCAGGAGTTAAGATGTTTAGCTCAGCAGTAATTCATGGTGTTTTCCACGGGACTGGTAAATCACTATTGGGTTATACGATGGGAGAAATCTATGGCAAGAACTTTACTGAGATTGCAGGACAAGACCTACACGCGTCATTCAATGATTGGGCTGAGGGAAAACAGTTTATCATGGGCGATGATGTTACAGGTTCTGATAAACGCGCAGACGCAGACTTCTTGAAGAAACTTATTACTCAGAAAGAGTTACGTGTGAACGTTAAATATCTCCCAGCATATACGGTCAAAGATTGCATAAACTATTTCTTCACTGCGAACCATCCTGACTCATTCTTCCTAGAGGATAATGATAGACGGTTCTTTATTCATGAGGTAGTTGTAGGTCCATTGGGGAATGAATTTTATCAGCGATATGATGCGTGGTTAAAAGAAGGTGGAGCGAGATTCGTGTTCAACTACTTATTGAATTTGGATGTGTCTGACTTCAAACCATTTGCTCCAGCGTTCATGACTCAAGCTAAACAACGAATGATTGAGAACGTGAGAAGTGATTTAGGTTCATGGGTTCGTCAGTTGAAGACAAACGCAGACTTCATAATGGACAACTCACTCGTGAAATTCCCTGGAAAAGATTTGTTGACAACGCAACAGATTCTTGTTATGTATGACCCAGACAGACAAGGTCGCGTTACAGCGAATGGAATGGGCCGTGAATTATCGAAAGCCGGATTCAGACAAGTCTATGATGGCAGACAGATTAAATTAGCTGATGGCTCGTATAATCGTTATTATATCGTCCGCAACCTTGAGAAATGGATTCATGCTGGACTGCCAGAAATTAAGGACCACTTAGAAGGTGGAAATAAAAAGGAGAAGAAAAAAAATTCCAAAAGTATTAAATAATTGTTTACTATAGGAACAGCTGTGATAAAATATAACTGTTCTGATAAAACAGAACAACCATAAAATTGGTAATCCTTAGCTTCGACGGAGTTATGACGTACTGTTTGCTCCGTCGCTTTTTAAACACAAAATTAAATCAAGGTGACATTATGTCTATTTTAAAAGACCCTAAAGTAGTTGAGAAAATCGAAGCTGAACGTGCGAAAGCGAAAGCTGAAGCTGAAGTTAAAGGCCGCAAAGAAGCTGAGAAAGAATTCAAAGCTAAAAGCAAACAAGTAACTGAAGCAATCAAAGGTACAGCTGCAGGTGTTAAAGCCGCAATCACTGATAAAGCGTTAGCGAAAGAAGTTGCTGAGCTTTTCAAAAAATTACTGGCTGATGTTAAAAGCATCTAATTAAAAATCCAGTATTGACGTATAGAGACCCAGTCACAAGTTGATTGGGTTTTTCTTTTTTCCCGCAAAGTAAACTCTTCACTGGTGAAATCCTAAAAAATTATACCTGCCCTAAAATTCACTTTTTCTGTTTCCAAAAGAATTCGCGTGGTCACCAGCAATCTCTTCAAGGTGATTTCGAATTTTCCATAACCGACAACCAAAATGCTAAATATGAAAACCGCCTGGCCCAAAGAATCCCGGTGGTCATACCAACCCTCCCACGCCCGCCCAGCCGCCACGTACACACCCGCCTGGCCGTACACACCCACGCACCACGCACCTGCCCGCCACGTACCCAGGCGCGACGCCCATGGGAGTATGCACCCGTGCATTACGCGTCCAGGTGCCCATGTGGCCAGGCGCCCACGTTCTTTATTCACGTGAGAAGACTTGGAAAAATTTTTAA